TTGGCCTTTCGTAGAAGTTCAGCAAACTCCCAAGCCCGAAGGTCTTGTCTTTCGTGGCGTTCATCAAGGTCGATGATAGTCAAATCAATGGCCTTTGTCAGCCGCTCGACCTCGGCCTTGAGGCGGGCGTTCTCGGCCAGCAGTTCACCAATGCGTTTCATCATCGTGACTTCTAGTGACACGGGTTTCATCGTGCGGCCACCCTTTCAAACAGGTCCTCGTCCTTGAGACGTGCGACGAACGCCGCACCAGTTTCCTTGTCGTGGAATCTCTCTAACAGAGTCTCACCTGTCAGGTTCGTAGTGATAATCGTAGGACGCTTGTGCATGGTACGCTGGTCGACGAGTGCGAACAGGCACGATGCCATGCGGTCAGTCATCTTCTCCTTGCCCATGTCATCAAGGAACAACAGCGGGACGTTGGTCATGTGGAGCATGGTCTTGTCCCACGTGCTGTTGCCCCACGACGATGCGATGCGTGCCTCGAGTTCAAACATGGTAAGGAAGAGATACTTGTACTTGAAGTTGTCCTCATTCCACAGCCTGTTGGCGATGTACCATGCCGTACGGGTTTTACCCTTACGTGTGGTGCCGTGAATCAGCAGGCCCCTGCCCACAGGACGCCATTCCTGTGCGACACGCTCAAGCATGCCAAGGCGTTCGGTTTCGGTATCAGAGAACAGTTCAGGCATGGGAGTCTCGGGCTTGGGCTTCTTGGGCATGCCCACGGACAGCACCATCTTGTTCCAGTGCACCATGCAGGGAGTGCAGAGGGTCTCGTAGATTGCTACGCCGTCCTCGCCGTACTCACGCACGTGGCACGTGTTGTTGCAGTTGAAGTTGCGGCAGAGAGGAGGGCTCATGACTTCTTACGCTTTACGAGGTCGTTCACCTGCTGACTCAGCATGGCGAAACTCTCCCGCAGTTCGTGGAAGCGTTGGACGTGCTTGGCCATGTCTTCGGCCTGCTCGTTCCGCTCCGTACGCAGTTTGCTCACCTCGCCACGCAGGGTGTGGATGATTTGTTTGAGTTCCTCGGGGGTCTTGCCCTCGAGGCTGGTCCATTGTTGTTCGTTGCTCATGGTGGTTAGAAGCCTTTGGCGTGGTCTTGGTCGCCCTTGGGAGCCTGTGCCCTAGGGCTGGCACCCATCTTGGGTTCAAACAGCCCCTGCCAGCCTTGCAGGAGGCTTTGTTCGATTGCTTGGACGGCCTTGATGGACCCCCAGCCCTCGAATACGCTGTTCCAGTTGGCGATGTAGGTATTGGTCGTGGACCAACGCTTGGACCTGCGGTGCTCAAGCCACTTGTCCCATGCCTTGCTCAAAGCCTTGTCGGTACGGATGAAGGTATCCTCTACCAGCACCTCAGGTGCCTTTACTTCATCTTGTTCCTTTCCCTTATTACTATCTGGGTGAAAATTTCTTCGGGGGTGAGATGAAGAATTCTTCACCCCTCCCGTGAAAGGTTTTTCACCCCTGTCGAGGGTGTGGCTGATGATGTCCCAGAGGGTGCCGTCCTCGTCCCTGCGTACGTACCCGCAGTCCATCAGGCGACTGATGCTGTACTGGGTGTTGCGTACGGACTGGCTCATGTACTCGGACAGGCTCTCACGTGTGGCGAAGCACCCACGCTCATTGCACAGGATGTGAATCACCCCGAACAGGAACTTGTCGGACTGCGTCAGCCGTGCGTCGGTGAACACACGTGACGGAATCCAGACTCCCTTGAACTCGAAGTCCTTAGCCATTGAGTTCCTGCACCCCGAGGAAGGTTGCGGTGTTGGGCTTGCCGAGGGCTTCCCAAGAGAGCCACATGTGGATGGCACGTCCGTATTCGAGCGAGCCCTTGGCCAGCATCTCCTTGGAGCACTGGAACACACGGCTGTCGAACGGCTTGTCCTTGCCCACGCATACGTAGATGAACGAGGCAGGCTTGCGGATAGCGAACTCGAGGGCGTCCCTGTACAGGCCGCTCTGCATGGCCCAGTTGGAATGGTACGAGGCACCGCCTACGTTGCTGATGTCAGCGACGGTCTTCAGGTCCTTGATGACTGCATGGTCCTCATGCTCATGGTAGCAATCGAGTTTGCCCTTGAGGCGTACACGCTTGCCCTTGAACTCACCCTCGGTCACGAGGATTTCGCTGATGAAGGCGGACTCGACGTGCGTCTTGCCGTGCTTGCTTTGGAACAGATTGCCCACGCTGGCCTTCATGGCCTGCATGTCCTCATAGTCCTCAGCCTTGATGGGCTCACGGTGTCCGATGTCTGCGATGAAGTCATTCCACGTGGCCTTGCCCTGCGTGGTCCTGCGGTCACACACGGGTGCGACTGCGTACAGTTCAGGGAAGTTCTCAGGCTCGAGCACGAAGGTGTGCAGGGCCGAGCCGAATGCCATGGCAGGCGTCCTGTCAGGGTTGGACCTGAGCCAGTCGGCGTGGAACGGCGAGACGGCCAAGGCCTTCTTCAGCGTGGACTGATTGAGGCAGTCGAGGGAGCGGTACTTGGCTTCCTCGAGGCCGTGGATGATTTCAGATGCGACGAACTCGAACTTGAAATCAGCGAGGGTCGATGGGTCGTAATGTTTCATTTCTGTGTTGTTGGGAGAGTTGCTGGAGGGCGTTGAGGGAGGCGTCTCTGACGTCCCGCATGCTGTTGGCAAGGAAGGGAGCATCAGGGCTGGTGCTCTGGCTGTACTCGACGCTCAGGTAATGAGCCATGCGAGCACACTGGAGCATACGCTTCACCTCTGGGTGACGTTGTTTGCTATCGTGTTTCATGTGTGTGTGGTGAAAGGTTGTGCCCCTTTGAGGGCGTCGGTCAAGTGTATTGAAGGAAAGTGAAGCCCCCGAAGGGGCTGGCATTTACCAGATGAGGCCGACGGTCACGCAGAGGGCTACGAGAATAGCCGTGTCGATTACGAGGGCGACAACCCAGAGGGTGCCGATTTGTGCTTTATTCATTGTATGTGTGGGTGGAATTGGATGCAGGCAGGGACATGACCCCCATTTAACTTTGGCGAGAATACAACCAGACTCGCTTCAAGACCTGCAAATTGATGGGCCTGTAATGCCAGAGGGCGAGCGTTCTAGTGCTCTGTGATTGGAGAACTGCCCTATCTGCAAGTGTGGCCCAATTTGAACCCCAGCAAGCCAACTAGACTTGCCTCTTATCACATGTACTTCGGACCAGCCAGTGGCCGACATTCATGCGTGGGTAATTGGTGGAGACTAAGGGAATCGAACCCTCATCACACGGATGCCATCCGAGTGTACTGCCATTGTACTAAGTCCCCAAATTGGTGGAGGCTAGGGGAATCGAACCCCTACCCAGCGGATGCAAACCGCTTGTGCTACCATTATCACTAAGCCCCCAAATTGGTGGATGATTGGGGAATTGCACCCCTGTATGTGTCGTGGCCTCTAATGCCTTACATAGTCGCTAGACTCACCCGAAGATTGTTAAAGAACATGGTGCGTTAATCACCATGCATTCAACATGACGCTTTGTAGTTCTACGTCAAGCGTCCGTAGATAGATAGTTGTAAGTCGTTGATGTACAACGAAATCAATTTACCAGCCAATGGCCCATTCTTGGCCTGTCTGCCACTTTTTGGGGTCGTGGGAGCGTACGAAGAGGGGTGAATTAGGTCCCATGTGCGGCACAGCACGTAGCGTATTGTACGATACCCACTCCTGAGCCATGTCGAACTGTTCAGGCGTAGCATGTGTAATGAGTTTCTCGATACTCTCGTATCCGAACTCTTCATACGCATACATGAGTGCATATGCATGCTCCAGTATGTTGAGGTCATACACGCAACGTAGTGACCCCATGTTGTCCTCTGCCACTCCAACGCATGCGTAGTCACACCAATCACGTGGCTCGAGCATCATCATGTTGTTGACCTGTTCCTCATTAATTCTTTTCTGGTGTTCGATGAAGGCCTCGACACCGCTCTCGCCATACTTCCGCTTAAGCGGGTTGGCCTGCTTTGCCTTACTCTTGGCCTTGCCCTTGCCAGTACGTTTGATTGCCATGACTCCCACCATTCACATACGTATTAGCAAGGGCAAGCCAATGCACACAGTATACACAGACCAGCGAGCATTGGCTCATGCACTCGCACTCATTGAGTCAGGGGATGACCCCAAGGCCAAGGGCGACGTCGGCCATCCTGATGGCCCAGCCATTGGTGCATTTCAGATACACCAGAGTGCGTGGAATGACATCAGCGACATGAGGCAACGTGATGGCTTGCCTGTGCACCCGTATCACAGTGCATATGACCCACACATAGCACGTGAGTACGCAACTACGTTCCTGTTGAAGATAGTCTCACGCTTCAGGGTACATCACAGGGCACCGCCCAGCCCAGCCTTGCTGTATGCATGCTACTCACTGGGCCCAAGCATACTGAACAAGATAGGGCACATGACGGACATCAAGCACGTCATCAGTCCTTACGAGCCAGCCGTGGTATGCCCATACAATGCCAAGGCCCCATGGAAGCCGCTCACCTCTGTAGGTTATGCCTATTCCATGGCCCGACGCAAGATGGCCACAGGCATGAGGTATGAGAACTTACTCTACGCACATCATGAATCACTCCGAAGTACAGGCATCCCGCTCCTCTGGCTCTGACCGAGCCAAGTTCGACATAGACTTACAGTACGGCCAAGCAGGTGAGAACTGGCTCACATGGCTGGGCACGGACCAAGCCAAGGTCGAGGTGAAGACCGAGCGTGATACTTGGGCCACCACAGGTAATGCCGTATTCGAGTACGAGTGCCGTGGACGTAAGTCAGGCATCGCTGTTACATCGGCCGATTTTTGGGTTCACATCTTCAGGCTGGGCGACGTGCCAGCGATGGCACTCGTCTTGCCGACCCAAGACTTGAAGGACTATCTCAGGGCCGCACATGCCAACCCAGATGCCTATGGCTGTAGGCTCGTATCAGGCGGCGATGACAATGCCGCCAAGGTCATACTCGTGCCTATCCCTAACCTGTGGAAGATAGCCTGTAGGACCTTACCGTTTGCCACCAGAGGACCTAGCACCTGAGGCACATGGTATCATGGCCTTGGCCTAGTCATCTGCCTTCCTAGCCAATCCTAGAGGGTGAATCGAGTTAGGTGTATCTAACCCGACGTGCGAGGCATGGTAACTCTTTAAACATAGCCCCCTATGTCAAGCCCCCCAGACGTCACCTCACCGCTTTGACCCGCTAATCGTGTGTGATTGGCTCATGTATCACCCTCGACTAGACATAATTCATGTTGTGCGAAATCTAATCCTCACCCTCATCCTCATGATTAGAAGGGGGCGGGGGGGGTCGAACGTCGGGAATGGGGGATTCGTGTGACGGATAGTCAGGTACTACCGTTTTGTTCAAAAAATCCTTAGGGTCCTTAGCCCAATCGAGGAAGTTCTGGGTGGATTCTGGCTTAGGCTGTGCGACCTCAAGGTCAATGACCCCCTTGTCGTCTACCCTTACCCCCTGACCCTTGGCCTTGAGCAGTTTGTCGAGGGCATCATGGCTGATACTGAACCTATGCTCAACCACCGCCTGAGGCTGGTCCTGCAAGGCGTTTATCTTGTCGATGCTGATACCCATGGCGATGGGGATTTGGCTGACGTGGAGGGAGTCCAACTCATCGACCAGTTTTTGGGACGCCCTCTGGACGAAGGCCTTGAGGTTGCGGACCGTCGTAGCCTTGAACTCGTCCTTGAGTCCAGTGGTCTCTGGCATGTCCCGCTTGATGGCCATGACATTGTTGGGAGACATGCGGACCGTCTTGGCCACGTCGAGGATGGGAACGCCCGACCTGAGCAGTTCCTCCACCTGTGCCCTCCGCTCCTTGCTGACCCTCTTGCCCGTGTGGTTGGATGAGGGGTTGGTATCAAGTCTCTCGTTGTCCATTGTTGACAACCTGTGGATGATGGGAACAACTGTCAACCAATGGCTGACAACGTCCCCAACTATTTTGAACGTAAGTTCATCGTGGACATCGTCCCCATCAAGACGACTCACCAGTCCGACCTGCGAATCCTGAAGACCAAGGACAACCGCATGTTCGTCGGCAAGACGACGAAGTCGGCCATCAAGGCGTGGATGAAGGAATTTGAACTGAAGGCGTCCAAGCACCGCCCAGACAAGCCTTACACGGGACCGCTGGAGTTGACGCTGTATTTCGGTTTTCCGAACACTTTGGCCGACAAGGGCAAGACCGTCCACATGGACACTCGGCCCGATTTCGACAACTTGGCCAAGGCCGTGTGCGATTCGCTGACTAACTGCGGATTCTGGCATGACGACTGTCAGGTCGTTTTCGGCAAGATTATGAAGTTTCGCACGGATAAGCCGTTTTTGGGTGTTTGGGTGAAACGGGCCGAACACATTGATTCCACGCTTATGGGGGCGGTTATCGAGCATCTGTCACAATGAGTGATTTCGTCCAATGGAAGGAATCTGACGTCATCGAGCGTTTTGGGGTCCCCAAGGACGAATTGGTCATTTTCAGGAATTCCCTCACCGAGGGTGAACATTGGGAACGCATGCCTCAGGGCAAACGTCCCTTGAAGACCTGCCCCATCGCTTTCACCGAAGTCGGCTGGAAGGCCGTCGTGGAGAAGTTCGGCCTCATTGAAGTCCATAGCGACGGCATCGACACCAAGGTGATGGAGCCAGCCGCCGCAGACCCAGAGGTGATGGAGAAGGCCGACGTATTGAGGGCCGATTACCCCAATCACCGAGTGATGCTGGTCAAGACAGAGAGCGGAAAGACGGTGTTCTGCAACGTTTTCGACTCAAGGCCGTTCAAACCGAAGATGCCCGTCATAGTTAAGTATCGTGGCGGACGCTGGTATTGCGAGCATCGCCCCACTTCAATCCTCCGATTGAACACTTTGCTTAAGAGAAATTCTCAACCACAATGAAGAAGAACACCAAGAAGAAAGGTGGCAAGCGGTGCTAACCGCCGTCGCCTAACAAAAAGCCATGGGCATGATGAAACATATTGTGAACGTCGGACGCAAGTTCCGCACCGCCGCAATGAAAAAAGTCCGTCCGAAGAGGTTCGTCCAAGATTCGGAGGTCGCTGAAGCCGTCAAGCCGAAGCGTGTCTCCTTCAAGGGTCAGGACATGCAGGAGCGTAACTTCCACAAGTCCTTCAAGATGTCTGGCTCCTACAAATACGGAACCATCGTCTCCAAGGAGGCATTGCGTACGAGCCCGAACGTCAGGCTTTCTGGCGGAGGCACTGGTGCCAAGAAGGCCATCCTCGACTCCTACGGCAAGAAGGGCTTCAAGAATTACAAGACCCGCTCTTACAATCCGTAATTTTCATGAGTAAACTGAAAATCGCAATCACTGGTGCCCGTAAGGTCGCCGAAATGGCTGGCGGCATCCTTGGTCGAAAGGCCAAGTACCATGCACTTCGTGGCGTCGTAAAGACCGCCAACCAAGGCATCAAGACCGCCAACTACGCCGCCGACAGGGTGGCCAACATGGTCCGTCAGGCATCTAGTGTCGAACGCACCGTCTCGGGTGAAATCGGACGCAATGTCCGAAACGCCTCTTCCGCCGCCTTGAACAAGATGAGGCCGATGAGGACCAAGAAGGGCCTCACGGAACTCGAACGCAAACAGCGTGCCTATCAGGCCAGCCGTGAGTCCCGCACCATCTATCCCAAGACTCAGGTCGACCAGCACGTCAAGGACCGCCCGAGTTACATGACGAATGCCAAGCGAATCGACCTTACCAAGGGTCCTCGCCGTGACAGGATGGGCAACAACATCAAGTTCCGTGATGAAAGCGTCCGCCCTCGCCGTGACAGGATGACGTCCAGCAGGCCCGTCAGGAGGACCCCCAGCGTTTCTGAGGTCATGCCCAAGTCCGCCAAGGAGTTCGGTGCCGACGTCAGGTCCATTTCCGATGACTACAAGTCTGGCCAGATGTTCAGGAAAATCGACAGGGGCTACACCGACAAGCAGGTCCGTGCGGGTCGTCGCACCATCGCCGCCGCCGCAGGCGGTTACGCCGCCTCGCAGTACTTTAAAGACAAAAGGTCCAGCCGATGATTACCCTCATTGCTTCTGCCATCTGCTTCCTCGGTGGCGTGTATGTAGGTGCTCGCTACAGCGACAGGCTTAAGGCCATCTGGTACAGCATCGTAGGCTAAATGGCCGACGACAAGGATACGTACGTGCAGGGTCGGGGGAATCCGAACCTTGACCCTACACGTACGGACCTTCAGCAACGCAGGGATGCGTTGTTCAAGTCGTCGTTTTCCCGTGACAACAACGGGATGCTCACCGAAACGAGCAGGCTGGCCGCAACGAACGCCGCAAACGACGCTCGCAGGTCCAAGTTCGGCACCCCAGAGTCTGCTCGTGCGTCTCTGGACCTGAACTCCAACCTCTCTGACCCGTCTAAACTCTCTAGGTTTGGCACGGCTGAGTCCGCCAAGAAGTCCATGGACTTGGACTCCAACCTTTCCGCTGACGGACGTGCGGCAAGGGTTACTCTCAATGACTTCGGCTCCAAGGAGTCAATCGAGCGTAGTTGGGGTCCTTCTTCAATTTCTCAGACTGAGCAAATGCCTACCCAGAGAGACCTCTCTGGGGGAGGTGCGAAGTCTGGAATCCGCCGTTCCAAAAAAATTTCGTCCTACGGACGTGGAGACCCTACGTTCAAGAGTTATAACCCGCAGGTGTTCCGTAATGGGTTTTTTAGGGCGGCGGTGGCGTCGGCCAAACACTTCATTCCGCAGTACGGCCTGTTCGGCACTGGATTCCACGGCGGTGCCATCAGGATTCAGCCCATGAGGTGGGAGGGTGCCTTCCCCATCATGGAGATTCAGCAGTGGGATTCGGCTGGTGCCACCACTTCATACACCGAGGAGGAGGAGGATGATGAATGAGCACGGACCAAATAACCGTGGCTGGGATGCAGTTGACCAAGCATCCCATCATCCACCTGCCGTCAGAGGACGAAATCGTTCAACTGGCTAGGACCTTAGGCTCCGAAGGAGCCGCTGAAGTCCTAAAACGGCGTGAAGAGAAGATTCAGGCCGAACAGAACGACCCCTACAGGCACGGCTACGAGCCCGACAGTTGGGCTGAGGCCGACAAACTGCTCATGTCTGGCAACGAACTGCTCATCATGGGCGGAAATCGTGCTGGCAAGACGGAATACGCCGCAAAGAGGGTGATGCAACTTCTGTGCAGTCGACCAAACTCCAGAATTTGGTGCTTACACACGACTTCGCAGACTTCCATCCAGATGCAACAGGCAGTCATCTGGAAATACATGCCTCCAGAGTACAAAACGGCCAAGAAGACCAAAGTCACCAACATCCAGTACTCCCAGAAGAACGGATTTACTGACGCAACGTTCGTTCTGCCTAATCGCTCTCAGTGCTTCTTCATGAACTACGGTCAGGAGAAGAAAGTCATCGAAGGTGGCGAACCAGACCTAATCTGGTGCGACGAACTCGTGCCTCAGGACTGGATTGAGACCTTAAGGTACCGTCTTGTCACCCGCTCGGGTAAGATGATTCTCACCTTCACGCCCATCACTGGCTTCACGCCTGTCGTCAAGGACTACGTCGCTGGGTGCCGCATTAAAAAGACGCTTCATGCGGACCTTCTGCCCGATACACAAAATGTCCCAAGCATCCCTAAGGGGCACATGCCCTACGTTGCAGAATGCAGCAAGGGTTCGGCCAATGTAATCTGGTTTCATTCAATCCTGAATAGATACTCCCCCTTTGAACAAATCAAGTTAGCACTTAGGGGTCGTGGACCTTATGAAGTCAAAATCCGTGCATACGGCTGGGCGGAGTCACTCGCAGGCTCGCAGTTCCCGAGGTTCGGAGAGCCTAACATCATCCCAGCGGACCAAATCCCAGAGGAGGGTACCAATTACATGGCCGTGGACCCTGCGGGGGCTCGAAATTGGTTCATGGTGTGGCTACGCATAGACGAATTTGGCAACAAGTTTGTCTACAGGGAGTGGCCAGACATCAGCATGGGCGAGTGGGCCCTGCCTTCCGAAAAAGCCGATGGTCGTGCTGGCCCAGCACAAAAGCAGGGTGCTGGCATGGGTCTTACCGAAATCAAGGAGCACATTCTCACGCTCGAAGACGGGGAGGAGATAGCCGAGCGTTACATCGACCCCCGTGCCGCTGGCTCGCCAGTAATCAACAAAGAGGGTGGCACCACCCTGCTACAGTTGCTGGATGAAGAGCCGTTGGCCATGTACTTCACTCCTTCCGCTGGACTCAGGCTAGAAGAGGGCGTCGCCGTCATCAACGACTGGTTCTCCTATGACCAGAACCAGCCTATCTCCGCCGTCAACCAGCCGAAACTTTTTATCTCCGAAGACTGCAAGAACCTGATGTGGTGCCTCCGTGAATGGACTGGCATCGACGGCGAAAAGGGCTCCAGTAAGGACCCTATCGACGCACTCAGGTACATAGCCGTGATGCAACCCGACTACGGCGGCACCGACGCCTACAGGGCATTCGGAGGAGGCTCTTACTGAAATGACCACCAAAATCCCACCGCTCATGAGGCTGGCCGAAGCCGCAAGGCACTATGGCCTATCCAAGACCACGCTAATCCGCCTACGCAGGCAAGGTGCACTCAGGGTCTTCACCACCCAAGGCAAACAGCACATGTTCTACCGAGACGACATCGAATCTTTCCTCAAACTCAATTCCACCCCTCCCGTAAATGAAGCAAAAGCATAATCAGGTCGGCTCCGACCCTCTGGCCTACCACGAGCGTAAGCCAGACATCAACACGCTCCTAGAGGAGTACGAGCGTTCAGCATACCATGGCACCATGGTCTCCAAGATGTCTTGGGCGGACGACGTCCGCTACGCTCGCTGGGCTGGCCAGACCGACGACGGCAAAAAGCACTCTTGGGCCCGTCCTGAGGGCGACCCCGCATTCCCGTTCGAGGGTGCGTCGGACGTGCGTGTCCGCCTTGTCGACAGGCTCATCCGTGACCAAAAGGCGATGCTCATGACCTCCTACAACGCCTCTACCCTGAAGGTCGGCGGCACAGAGGTTAATGACGCAATGGCCGCTTCCTCCGCCACCAACCTCATGCGTTGGCTCGTGGAGACCAAGTTGAAGGCCGAGGTTCAGCGTGAAGCCGAACTCATCGCCGACTACATGCTCACCTATGGCTGGTCCTGTGCCCAAATTACGTGGGATAGGCAGATTGGAATCAGGCGTCAGACCATGACCATGGACGAACTGTACGCCGTACAGCAACAGGAGCAAGCCATGGGCACTGGAGGCCAGACCCAAGAACTCATCGCCGCCATTCAGAACCCGCAGAAAGAGGACTACGCCATCGAACTTTGCAAGCAGGTGCTCCCGCAGATGAAGCAGAAGGACATCCGCAAATTCGTGGTCAAGATGCGTGACGAAGGTCAGGGCGAACTCGAGGAAATCTACATCCAGAAGAACCTTCCCCGTGTCACGGCCCTAAAGCCCTTCGACGAGGTATGCTTCCCGCCCGAAACGTCGGACCTTCAGTCCGCCCGTGTCATCTTCCGAAGGCAGTTCATGACCGAGGTCGAACTACGCTCAATGCAGAAGAACGCTGGATGGGACCCTGAGTTCATTGAGGCGGCCGTCAAGACCTCTGGAAACCATTTCTACTTCAACGACCCGAACCTTATCCCCACCACCACGATGCTCAACTCGAACATCCAGCGTGGGGACAACCTCATCGAGGTGGTCTGGGCCTACTACAGGCAGTTGGACGAGAATGACATCGCCTCCATCTACTACACCGTGTTCTCGCCGCACGTCGGAAACGGCACCTACGCCATTCAGGACATGCTCAACTACGCACACGGAGAATATCCGTTCGTGGCCATCAGATTTGAGATGACCCGACGTCAGGTCACTGAAAGCCGAGGCATTCCTGAGATTTCCAAGACCGAGCAGGATGAGGTCAAGGCACAGCACGATGCGTTCCGTGACAGGACCGCCCTTGAAATCATGCCGCCCGTGAAAGTGGTCAAGAGAGTCGGTGCATTGAACAGGATTGCTCCGGGGCAAGTGCTTCCAGTTTCCACCAAAGACGACTACACTTGGATGGAGCCTCCGCAGGGTAAGGCTGAGTACGCAATCAGCATCATCCAGCAGATTGAAACCAACCTCGGCAACTTCTACGGCTTCATCGTCGGAGAAACCATTGACCCAAATAAGGTGCGAATGGCCCAGCAGTTGCAGGTCAACAACTGGCTCGGGTTCTGGACCCAAGTCTACAAGCAACTCTTCTCCCTGTGCCTTCAGTTCATGCCAGAAGAAGAGGTCACCCGCATCACAGGTGCTCCGCTCAAGCAGAACATGTCCGACATCCACAGTCAGTATGACTTCAACGTACGCTTTGACGTACGTGACACTGACCCTGAGTTCGTCATGGAGAAACTGAAGGCTATCGTGGAGACTGTCGTGCCTCTGGACAGCGGTGGCGTCATCGACAGGAACAAACTGGTCAAACTGGTCATCGAGGCAATCTCGCCAGACGCCGCAAGGGAACTGGTCATCGACCAGACCACGGCTTCCCAGAAGTTGTACAAGGACGTCATCAACGATGTCGGCATGATGATGCTCGGAAACGAGGCTCTGTACGTCGAAAACGACCCCGCCGCCGAATCCAAGATGCAGTACCTTCAGGAAATCCTCCAGAAGAACCCGAAGGCCGCTCAGGCGGCTCAGGGAGACCGCATCTTCCAGATTCTGCTCGAGAACTATTCCAAGAATCTCCAGATGTCGGTGGAACAGCAGAAGAACAAGACCATCGGACGCATCGGCGTGTCGCCTGCATCGGAGCAGATTCAGCAAGAAATGGGCGAAGCCATGCAGGAACAGCAAGCCGCACCCCAGCAGGCCGCTCCTCAGCCTCAGCAGGGAATGGGCGGAGTGCCTTCTCCGCTCCAAATGGGAGGCATGCTGTAATTTATGTCTGAAATCGACACTAACACCCGAGCATTCGGGTACACCAACACCGACGCAGACGCCCTGTACAAGGCCGTGTTGGTCATTACTGACGAGAATTTCCAAAATGACCTCATCAGGGTCATGGAGGCAAAGACCGTCGGAGAGGAGAGGGCGTTCTACAGCGGCAGGGTTGCCGCTTTCAACGACCTGCTCCGTCTTTTTCAGGCTAACAGGGACTACATGATGAAGGTCAGGGAAGGAAAGCAGGCCAATCCCAACCAAAACGGCTGACGAACACGCTACTCCTTGCGTCCGACCCTAAACGTACAACCTTTCGACTACTTCTGCGTGCTAAGTAACGCTGACTATGGACCCAAATAACACGGATAACACCGAACCTCTCGGACTTGAGCCCGAGATTAATCCGCTCATGGCCCAACAGAGCGAGCGTACCGACCTCGCCGATGATGAAAAACTCTCCCAATTCTTTGGGCGAGCCCTCGCTGACGGTCAGCAGGAAGCAGAACCTCAGGCTGTTGAACCTGAGGAAGCGGTGGATGAGGACGTTTCAGATGCGTCCGAAGTCGCAACCGAAGAACCCGAAGCAGAATCGCAAGAGCAGGAGACTGAAGAGCCGCAAAATACGCCCAAGGGCGTCATCAAGCGTATCTCTAAGTTGACCGCCCAGCGGAAAGAGGCTGAGGAGCGTGCAAAGAAACTAGAGGAAGAACTTGATTCGCTCAAGCGTCGTCAGGCCACTCCCCAGAATGCCAACAATCCATTCGGCAAACTGGATACGGAGGATAAAATCGAGGCCGAGTACGAGCGACAAAAGGAAATCCGCCTGTTTTGCGAACGCTACCCTGACGGATACTACGAAGACGGCAAAGAACCCATCGACAAGGAGCAGATTGCGAAGGCTAAGGTCAACGCTATCCGTGCCACCGAGGATTACCTGCCGAAGCAGATGGACTACGTGGAGAAGAGCAAGCAGTTCAAAGCCGCCGCTCGAAAGGAATTCCCGTGGCTCAATGACCCTACCGACAAGCGAGCCATCATGGCCAAACGCTTCGTCGAAGCGGTTCCTGAAGTCACCAAGTTCCCCGACTACGAAATCTATGCCGCTCACCTTGCCTCTGGCATGGTGTCCTACCATCAGCAGAAGCAGGCCGCCCGTACGGGTAATCCTGCCCAGCAGAGGGTGCCCGTCCAGCCGACCAACTCGTCTCTCCCGCCGCCTCAGGCCAAAAAGCCCGACGTCGTGAAGGCCAAGCAGGCAGAAGTCCGTTACAGGCAGTCTTCCTCACTCGACGATTTGAGCGACGTGTTCCGAAACAAGTTCATCTGAGAAACCCAAAATCATCATCAACATGGCTTCTCTATTCGAGTCCCAGTTCCAGAATGACCGTCCTCTCAAGGGTGCCCGTATCGGTATCCGTGAAGAACTGTCCGACCTCATCACCAACGTCGACGCCAAGGAGACCCCCATCTCCTCCATGGCGAAGCGTGGCTCCAAGCCTGGAAATACCACGTTCCGCTGGCAGGTCGACCGCAACCCCGAGCCGTCCGTCGAACTCGGCATCCTTGATGGCAAGGACGTCGACCCGACGAACCCGAGCACCAACTCCGACTTCAAGCAGTACACCATCGGGTACCGCACCGAAGTGGAAAACAACATCCACCTGTTCCGCCGTGCGGTGCATGTGTCCAACCTGACTCAGGACATCCTCAACCTCGCTGGTGTGAAGGATGAACTGTCCCGTCAGTTGGCGAAGGCCACCATCGACCTCAAGCGTTCGATGGAAATCACCTTCACCTCGGACATCATGCCTGCTATCGACGACGGCATCACCCCCTACCGCACCCGATGCCTCACGGCTTGGATTAAGAAGGACAGGGCGATTGCCCCCAAGAACAACGACAAGTACGGCGTCCAGAATCAGGACATCCGCACCATCAACGAAGACTTCTGCACCCCTGAGTCGTCCATCGTCGGCACGGGCACGCTGGTCGAGACCCTTAACGAGAACACCGTTCAGGACCTCATGACCTCCGTCTACGAGCAGACTGGCCAGTTCAAGAACCACGAAGCCGTTGTCGGTACCAAACTCAAGCGTCAGTTCACGGAACTCGTCTACACGACCCGTGCCCCCGCTGGTCCGTCCTCGTCCACTGGCATCCGTTCCACCCGTGATGCGTCCGCCGACACCATCAAGGCGTCCGTCGACTACTTCGAGGGCGACTTCGGTAAGTTGGCACTCATCCCGACCCAGTTCCTCCATGCTGGCGTCAATCCGTACACCATCGTCGAGTACACCGAAGGTGGCGTTAAGAAGTTCAAACTGTACGACGGTATCACCTCCACCGAGGACAACCGAGTCAAGGCTCAGACTGGCGACGGCAACACCGCTGGCGTCATCACCGTCGGCAATGGTGGCCTCGCCGCCGCCAAGGCTACGATGATTGCAGCCCAGCAGGGTGCCCTGACGGCTAACAACCTCGTCATCGCCGCCGCTACGTCCTCCGAAGCCGACAGGAATGCCGCCTTCGCTCTGGCTAAGACCCGTGCCAACCTGCACGCCGACAACGCCAAGTCCAAGGGCTTTATCATCCCGTGGGACATGCTCGAAGTCCGCTACGGTGGCAACATCGCTCAGGTCAGGGAACTGACCGAAAACGGTGGCGGTCCCCGCCGCATGATGGAGGCTATGGCCGCTCTGCTGGTCCACAGCCCCCTGACGTTCGGCATGCTGGACTATCGCTCCAACCTGTCGTAATCCTACGAGGTCATGGCTGGCATTCAGTCCATCCATGAGTCCATCCCCGACGACCTTCTCAAGCCCATGCTTGAGGAGTTTCGGACGGGATGGAGCCTCCGTAAGGCTCAGGCCGAAGCCACCAAGAAGGCTCTGGGTCAACTGAATCAACTTCAACACCGCCATGTTGATGGTCTTGGCCAAATGACTGCACGTATCCCAGAGGAGTCCTACCATTACTGGGGACAGAGACTGGGATACGCTTGCTGGCGGGACAACGGCTTCATGAAGAACTTCCTTCGTGACAACCCAGAGTGCAGGGTGAACTCCAAAGCGGAGAAAACCACCCTCCTCGTCGACGGCTTCGGCCGTTCCCTTTCTTAATGCGTTCAGTAAACTTCAGCGACATCCTGCATGCCAGCCTGCAAATCTGCGGTCTGGACAGGAACCTGACCACCCCCGAGAGGTTTGCCATGGTCCGAGACCTTGCCTCCATGAGGCTTAGGACCATCTGGGAGACCAACGAGTGGACCGACCTCAAGACACTGACCTTTTGCCCTGTCGCTTTTACCAACGAAAGGCGTGTCGTTACCTTCGACCCAACTATCGGGCAGGTCCTGACCATCTGGGACAAGGACCCTATGTCCAAGACGGCCACCCAAAAGGACTTCGACCTCGTAGGGGACGCCATCAACCTCCGTGACAGGACAATCAGCAACGTCTGGGTAGAGAGCCGCAAGGAATCCCCTAGGCTTTATGGCGATGCTTGGAGCACCAGCACCTCTTACAGGCCCAATGCTCAGGTTTACTACGACGCTGGGAGCGAAAGCGGCTCCCTGACTCCTGTCGCTGGCTATCCCGTGCAGGGTGACTTCTATGTCTACACTGGCACAACTCCGTCTGGCACTGGTTCGATTCCTACGATTGGTTCTTGGACCCGAATCTCAATCCCAAAACTCTTCGCCAACGCCCTTATCCACGGAGTCCACGCCGACTATCGCCGCTCCACGAGCGAACTCGAAGCCGCACAGGCGGCGGAAGCCGATTACGCAAAAGCCCTCGACCAAGCACTCGACCAAACGCTCCGTCAGCAGGGCTCGACGAGGCCGATAAACTTCAGAAACTACTAAAATGAGCAAAGACCTCCCCTATCAAATCCCGAGGGTCAACGTTAAGACCTTCAACAACGCCTCCAAAGCCAAGGTTTTGGACGCCTGCCGCTCCCGCAGGGTGTTCGGCGTCGTCAATACGTCTGACTTGGCCATCCTCGGCATGTATCTCCAGCCTGATGGTGCTGGCGACCCTATTAACCTTGCCCACGAAAAGAACGCTAACAAGCACGATGGCGGTTCTTTTGAACTCAACGGCTACAACGGCGAGTTCTGGGCCATCGGCGAAGGTTACGTCTACTACTTCGAGTCCTAATGCCTTTCAAGGGTGACGGTAGGTTGGGCGGACCACGCCGCAACGACAGCACCCTTAACGGTATGTCGGAGGGGCCAAGTTTTCCTGCGTACGGAACCGTGCTCAGGGTGGAAAACAATGTCACCCGTGTAGGCGGTCTGCTTGCTGAAGGGGAATTCATGATAGAAGGCTCATTGCAATCCGTCAGTTATTTGAGTCAGGACTGCTCCGTTAACGTCTTGGCCGACGGACAAGGCGGAGAATTCGTTGATTGGACAATGGCCTTTAACGTCGTCTACAAGCCGTTTGGTACTGTTGCCCTTTACAACATTAGGAATGAGTCTACTTTTGTTAATGTAGGCGGGACTGACTTTGTGAACGGAACCCGCTCTATCAGGTTGATTCATGACGGGTATGGCGGCTTGACGGAGCAATCCACTAATCCGACTTACTCTAGTTCTGGGGTTTTCTACACCGATTCCGCACAAGTATTTTCTGATTACAATGGCACTAACTACGCCGTAGGTAACGCAGAAAGGCAGTACAGACACGACGGGAACGGAGGCTACACGACTGAACTGGTCAACGTAGTTTACCATTACCAAGGCTATGTCGTAGGAAGCGTTTCGGGTAATTACTATGTCAACGTAGGCGGAACTGATTACGCTTCTGGCTACTATTACAACGAACTTTTATCTGATGGAATGGGGGGAATTAGTGGCGGCTCTGGAAGTAGCGGCTACACTTCTTCTGGAACTTACATCACCAATTACGACGGCTATAATTGGTACCACAATGGTTCTGGTGGCACATACACCGAGTCCACAGGTGGCGAATACAACCCCTACCCGTCTGCTGGAACGACGACTGGCAATGGCTCTAGCGGAACTAACTACATTTACATCAACGGAAACAATTACGCCAACGGCTCATACTCCAATACGGAGTACCACGATGGCTCTGGCGGCACTTATTGGAGCGGAAGCACTTCATACGAGCCTTACGGCTACACGTTCTATTCCGATTCGTACTCTGATGAGTGGGGCAACTGGACGTACACCTACTACAATTCGGACGGTAACGGCGGTTACTACACCTCTTCGTAAGGCACATGTTTCACCCGACCAAACGGACATCTCTGAGGGTCAGGACGTCTGGCTCGGAGAAGCACTACCCATTTCAGGTTGAGATAGCCAACAAGAACGCGATTCTGTGCCATGTTGGAAGGGTCTATGACCCAGACTCCATTGAGAACAACGGCACCAGCCCCCAGACTTCTTGGCCAGCGAACCTAAACAAGATTAGCCAGCGTGGACTGCAAAAGGCACAAAGGTACAATAAGGTGGAGTTGGCGTATTACTCCTACCAAGTGCAGACAAACTCCGCCAGAATCTACTACAAGGGCGGCGTCAATGGTGCTTCACGTGGCAGGGCGTCACTGAGCGACACCACGTCTGTTGGCGAAAATGGCTATGTTTCATGGCCAAGAAGCGGCCCGACGCATGAGTACATCATCCTGCACCCAATCGAGGAGGATAACGTCAAGAAATGGTTCATTTCTGCGGTGGAGGCTGGGGACATCGAGAAAGACGACATAGTCATAGCCTATATAAACAACGGAACAACCGTCAGACAGATTTGGAAGAGCGACGTATCCGCTATTGGAGGTGTCGTGACAGGCGGAGACGGCAACAATGACCAAACTGGGTATCACCCGTTTCAGATTGTCAGGAACGAGAACCCTCAAGTCGAAACGTTCTCCGTAATGGAGGGCACGGTAAACAACCAAGTCGCTGGACTTGCCAGCCACGGCCTTGGGAATGTTGAAGTCTGGCTACAGACCTACCCATCTCCCTCCATTTCAGTGGGCAGTGGTGGTTCTACCAGCGAAACCGAGGCTTGGCTGAGAGTCGGAAGGATTGTCCACGTCCCCAACGTACCCCCAGACGGCACATACAAGACCACAATCCACCAGTACCTGAGGAATTCCCTATGGCTTGAGCGTTTCAAGTGCGGAGATGACACTGCCCAATACTGGTACTCTCAAATCTAATGGCCCTGCCCCACAGAATCGTAGGGCTAATCTGTGAACTTGGAACGGTCCAGACTGAAGGAAAAGAATTTCCAGACGGAAGTAGGACTGTGGCCGTAGAGGAAGAGGACAGGCACAAACTGAGGTGGCACGAGCACATGAGCAGTGGCTCCATGTTCGACATCTTCAGAAGGCATGAGACGTCCGTCCTTAAGGCGACGCACCATTACTACGCCAATTTTCCCAAGCAACTGCTTCTAGTCGTTCAAGGGACCCTACAAGGGGGGTCTGAACCATATGACGTAACGACTTCGACCAAGGAGGTCCTGTGCAATTATCAGGAGGATTTTGTGGACAATCTTCCTTCGTGGATGACCGTATGGCTTGAGCCAGCGGAGTGCGTAATAGACTACCTTGTTTACACTTACGACTTCGAGAATATCGACGAAGGCCATCCTGAAGACTGGAACAGCGTCAACGGAACCACCCCAGAGACCTATGACGAGAACTCCGCTAGGGCTGAAGCACAAAACTTGTTCGACCTTTACTGTGCAGAACTGCGTAACTCTCTTCAGCCGTTCCAGCAGACGTCACTGTATGCCGACAATCAGGGCGGCGAGGAGCCAATCTACCCACGCTGGAAGGATGATACCGAGTACGAAGACCCAGAGGTAGAGCCGTACGAGCCTCAGGCATGCCCTACCCAGACGTCTTTCATCTGCCCTTGGTACAAGTCCATGGTGGAATTGTCAGACTTTCCTAACGGAGGCGGATACGAGGGCCTCACTACCCATACTAGGATTTGGTATGACTTTAGTTTCAAAATCAACAAACCCGAGTGGGGTCCTTGGACAATTACCGACGGCACTGGAATCGTTCACCCAGAGCAGACTTTCAGCGGGACTTATACTTATTACATGTACTTCTTTGAGGAGTACGTCATCTCCCAGCCGCCAGACGAAGGCGATTACGCACACCTTCCCAACCACCCTCCCTACTGGAGCGACGAAGACCAAGACGGCATAGACGACACCTACTGGGTGCCAAGGGCCCGTGTAGAAGCGTATGAAGTGCCTTGGTCTTACACCATCCCCGAATGGACTGAGTATAAGTCATACGAATTTGACTACCCGTTCGACACTCGAAGCAACTACGACGTCAAGTCTAGGTGGAAAATCAAGTGCGAGTATAGGCCAGACCCGACATGCTGTGGCCCCGCTGGCAAGCAAATCACTTTTGGCATCAAGATTTACAGGGCTAACCTCAAGAGTGCCGTGCCCCCATACGAAAACCTAGAACAGCAGTCACCGACCACCCAGTACAGGAACTGCAAACTGAAGGGATATGGCCATGGCCGCTCTGGGGACAGGGGCTACACGGCTGGCAGGGGCATCCGCTACTTTGAGAACCACAATTGCCCCTTCCCGAATGAACTGGGAAGCATGCACTGGGCCTACTACGGCACCATGGTTAGGCCAATCTTCACCACCTCCGAGTTTGAAAGCGTCGTCTATGTGACCAAAACCATCGGCGAAGAGTGGACCGACGCTTACGACATTGAAATCCCGTCTTTTGACGGCAAGGTAACCTACATCAAAGACTTCTGGATAGAATCCATCACCAATGCCTAGAGAATACCAACAAGATGGAGAAGTCGCCTTCGGTGGCTTCTCTTCCTACCCGAACTCCGCCAGCCTAGACCCGCAAAAGGGCATCCTGACCGAATGCAAGAACGTGCGTATCGTCGAGGGCGTGCTTACCCCACGACAAGGCTCCCTGCGTGTCCACAATGACGTGGTTGTCGGAGACGCACAGTACGCCGCATCGTCGTGTGGCTCCAACACGGACTTCATTTACGTCTGGAAGAACGGCATCCTGAGCAGGTATTGCACCACCAACCCAGCAGGCATGCAAATCGTGCCCAATGGCTCTAGGCCTTATCGCCAAATCAGGGGACAAGGCTATCAGACGCTGGCAACAGTCGAAGCATCTAACGCTCCGATTTGGAGCGGAGAGTTCGACTTCACGGCATGCACGAACGTGCTTGGCCGTCTGGCCTACGCTAAAAACGACCAAATCTGGCTTACCCTTTTCGGCGGACTCCAGCCTTTCAACGGGGATACGGTGTCGCTCATCCAAGGAACCTACGACAAGGTGCAGGCGATTCACTACTCCAACGCCGCCCGTAAACTTTATGCGTTCGGCACACGCTCAGTGTATGAAGTGACGTTCGGACTTCCGTCCATGAGCCTCGAAGCAGGCAAGCCGTCGGCGGACCACTTCCACAAGGTCAATCTCCTGACCTCGCAAGAGGGCATCCTCGCCAAGGACAGCGTCGCCGAGGTAGCAGGCCAAATTTTCTACCTTGGCCATGACGGCATCTACGCCATCGACGCAGGGAAGGGCTTCATAGAGGGGCAGGGACCCGTTTCTAACCCAATCGAAGATGTCCTGCAAAACGTCCCCGCCGCCGAAATGCAAAAGGCCGTCGGGGTGGCCTTTATGGGCAGGTATTACCTCCTTCTGCCAAACCAGACAAATTACGCTATGGACAGAATTCTGGTCATAAACCCGCTTTTGCCCAGTATGTTCGAGTCTGTCGACACTTACCCAACTGAGTTCAAGTCCATCATGACGGCCAGAAACTCAAGCGGCGTCGTATGCCTGTGGGCCGTTGGCAAGGACGGAGACGTCTACCAACTGGAAAACGGCAACGACGACAACGGAATTTCATTCGAGTCCTCGTTCAAGACCCGTAATTACAACTTTAGGACAGACTTTGAGAAGCGTTACGACGCTTGCACCCTGACCCTAAACACAAAAGGCCCTGCTCAGGTCGAGTTTTACTTCAACCCAATCAATCCAGACGGAAGGATGATGCTCGACCAACTTAACGGCAACGTAGGCCATGCGGTTCGGCGTGCTTTGGCTGGGAAAAAGTCCGTCGGGGCTATGCTGGAAGTCGTTGTAAAGTCAGGACGACCCCTATTCTATTCGTGCACAGTGGACGGCAGTATCGCTGGACGCTCCATCTTTAACGTCTTCTAATGCCCTACCCCGCCAAGCCATACGCTGACTATACAGGTGCTGGGTTCACGTTCAAGACACGTGACCCTAAGGATGAGTTGGAGTACACCTCAGCACTCCTAAAAGACATCGTAGACCCGAGCGGAGATTGGGCGGCGGCTGAACTCGGAGTTGGCACCGTACTCAAAAATAGGTACACCGATGTTTCTGGCACGCTTGCTAACAACGCAAGAACTGAGTTCACGACGCTACTCAACCTGATTAAGACGGATGTCTATGGTAGCACCATAACCACTCCGAATGTCGCATACAGCCAGTTTCTTTCTGGCATGAGTGCCGCCATGGGTGGTGGCCATTCCAGCGTTGATTTGTACGGAAACTTGGCCACCCAAGACAGGCAACTCATGATTCATGAAGCCGCCGCTAGGCTGGCACAGGGGTTGATGGGCATCACGTATCAGGCCACTTCTGGCATGCCGCTGGTCGTCCCTGTCGAATCCCAGTTGGTGGCGGATGCATGTTCTTCTGCCGTAGAGGCCCACTCCGCTGGCTCCATTCGCTCACAGCAGATTCGTCAGTCTCAAGCCGCCGCCTCGTACCTTGTCAACGCCCAGCCTAATCTTGGCACTAACCCGACCCCAGTAGACGAAGTAGTCATGTTTGCCTCGCTCCGTGCTCAGGGTGCCGCCGCACAAGCCACTTAACATGCAACAACTATCTCTCGGAGACTACAGGGGAAACAGGGACACCCTTGAAGCCGCACTAGGCCAGCAATACTCGCCGCTTCAGGGCGTTCAGGGCATGGCTCAGGGCATAGCCCAGCAAGGCCTATCGGGAGTTAGCAGGCGTCTGTCTATGCGTCAGGGCGAAGCAGACCTTCTCGCAAGGACCCTAGCCATCAAAGACTTTGAGGCACAGATGCTCTCCGATGCCAATTCACAAAAGGGCGAACAGGACATGGCAGACGCCTCGGAGATGCTTGGTGGCCGTGAAGCGGCCATGATGGACTGGGCCAACAACGTCCTCCAGAGTTACGACCCCAACAGTCCTGAGTTCAAGCAGGCCAAGCGTACGATTGACATGCTGTCCAACCGCAAGCGTGGTGGACTCGCCGCCGACAAGGGGTACCTCGACTACATCGAGGAGTACGACATCAACAATCCAATCAGCCAAGGCACCCTTGGCAGTCTCGCCGTCCAATACCGAGGTGGCGACCCTAAGAACCAGAAAACCCGCAAGTATCCGAAGCGTAGCGGACCCGACAGCGAGTACGACGACGACGGCGACGAGGGTGACGGCGAATAATTCATAACCAAACTAAACATAACATGGCAAAAGTAGGTAATTCTTACCCCAAGCCCCAGCCAATGGGCACCCCCGCACCCCAGCCTGCACAGGGCGGTGCCGTCGGAAATTCTTACCCTTCCCCCGCCGCCAACGCAGGACCCGCTGGAACTTCGCCTCCGCCCGACCACAGCCTTTGGACTGGAAAGACTAAATGGGCTGGCACCAAAAGGATGGGCGTTAGTTACCTGACGGACCTGCTTTACTCGGCATTCGGCATGAATGACGAAGATTTGGCCACCGACCACTTGGCATCTCTCAGAAAAGAAGGAATCGTCGGAGAAGGCGAAGACCAAATTACAGAAGAAGAAGCAAGGGAGTGGCTCATGAGGGGCGGCGTAGACTCGCAAAGCGGTGCGAGGGGAGAGTTGGTCAAGACTAGCGTCGCTGGAATTCCGCATCCTGCGGTTCTTGCAGGAAACATAATTAGCCCCATTCCTGAACACACAGGCTTATTCGGACTTGGCGGAAGGCGTGACGTCATGAACATGAATGTTAATTATGTCAGAAATGCTCGAAACGACATCAAACAAAGGCTATTAATGAAGCAACGCGGTTCAGACCCAGACGTACACCTTGGTGCAAGAATTCTACCTAGAGACATGTATCCGCTTAATTCGGATGACGCCTTGTCTAAAAGCACAGCACTTAAGCCTTTCGTTAACAACCTAGACGAGTTTGACGACAGTCAGGGCTACTGGAAGGGTATCAACGATTACATTATGGGAGGCCAAAAGCGTCCCGTGATGCCAAATGCCAACGCAGAAGAGAAATACCCAGCACGAGGGTACTGAAATGACCTACGAAGAATTTATTTCTAAGTACAATGACCGTTGGTCTGGAACGGTTGAAGATTTCAACAAACTTGGCATCGGACGTGCCGACGAGCAAGGAATTGACTGGCTTCTCAAGTATCAGGAGGCAGAAGACGAGGGAGACATCGACAAGCAGACTAAACTGTTTCCGATTGCCCCACTCAGCCTTAGGCAAAACGCTGGATACCAGAAGCGTGCCCAGAGTTTCTTCGACCAATACATAAGGCCGAATTATTCTGACCCAGTAAAACAGAATCAGGCGTATACTGCGTTCATCAACAACAGCGGATTTGCCACCCCAGAAGCCGCTAGCATTGCTACCGCCGCAAAAGAAAAGGCTGGAGGCCCTATCCTTCCCAAGACTGACGCAGAAGTTAAGGTTGAAGCCGAAAAAAAGGCGGCGACCAAGAAGCCAGTCGGCCCCGCAGACGTAAAAGCCAACGCCACAATCCCTCCGCCCCAGAAGTCCATCGCCGAACAGCAGGCCGATTACATCAGGTCTAGGGGTGGCCGTCTCGCATACGAGGCTGACAATGAGATAGAGCAGGGCCTCAGGGAATCGTACAGGAAAACTTATGGCTATGACCTGAACACCGCCGCTGGCCGTCAGGCCTCGTTTGAAGCCGCATTACAGCGTGGTGGGCACAATGATGCCATGGCTAGGAACCTTAAGGCTGGAAAGTATGCCTACCTAGACCCCAACTCGGACGCTGGCATGAGGGCTAGTGAAGCCGCACGCCAGAAACTTTTTGCTAAAGGAGGAAACTGGGTCGGAGACAATCAACTGACTGGCGAGTACATGGATGTGAACGAAAACCTCTGGGATAGCCGAAACGCCTACGACCAGAGCGGAATGAACCCGAACGCACCCAAGGTCGAGCCTCTCAGCGACGTTGGAATGACCCCAGAGCAGCAGGCCGCCAGCAATGTTCGCAGTCTTGTTACCCGACTAGAGGGTGAGTATGACCCAGAACTGATGGATTTGTCATTCATTAGGGAGCAGATGGACCCAGAAGGAGCGAGCATGCAGACGTACAATGCACAGAAGTATGCGAATGACGCTATCGCCCAAGGAATTCGAGCCAGAGATTTTGCAAATTCCACAAAGCCAGAGGATGTGGCACACCGTGCCCGTGTAAGGGCCAACTCCCTTAACGATAACACGCTCCAGAACGTCTCGGCCCAACAATACGCAAGCCCCGACTTCCTGCATTGGACCAAGGGTAATGCGGTAAATGACCTTGGACGTGACCCTTCTGCTGGACACGCACCAAGCACCGAAAATGCCATTCCATCCTCCCGCTGGGCAGGAGGTTCCGACACGAGCCGCTTGCGTATGCGTCCGATGCCATTGGATTCTGTAGAAGATGCTATTAGGAAGAGGTATAGCATGAACCCATTCCTGCAAACCGCAGACAACAGCGGCTTCGACCCTGCCGCCGCCGTAAGGAACATGGGCCAACTCCCGATGCAGATGGACCCGAGTCGCATCAACAGGACTGAAGCAGGCGTCATGCCTCCTCCGCTAGACGTTGCGGCCCGAACGTCGCTTCAAGGAATGCCTATTAGGCCGTTGATGAAGCGTCCTAAGCAAAGGGTTCAGGGTCAGGGATACCAATACCCCAACATTCCTTTCGGAAACCAAATCTAAACTAACATGGGACTCGTATACAAAGCCGCAAGAGGCCTCAAGGGCCTTCTAATGGGCAAGGGTGGAAGAACCCTTGGAGAAAGAATCAAGGGCTCTGCCCTAAATCCTGGCTCTTGGACTGAAGACATTGCGAGTGGCATGGGTGTTCGCACTCGTGGCCCCCTGAAATTCCAGAATGCTGGCCGTCCTGAAAGAAAGGGCATGGTATATAACAAGCAGAAGAAGCAGTATGAACAGGGAATCATCCAGAGCGGAATCCCAGCATCTGGGGGCTACAGGGAACTGACTGGTGCTGGCATGGCCGCACAGGGCGTTGGCCTCGGCGGTGCTGGCCTGCTCGGCTACAACATGATTGCTGGCACCGAGCCAGCCCGTGACGAGCGTGGCGTCAAGACTGGCATGAGGGATGAAGACGCATTTAAGGTCCGTGAGAAATACCAGAAGGAGAAACTTGGCGGCTCCAAGAGGTTTACGCCTGCCCTTCTGGAGATGAACTCCAAGAACTCCCAATGGGTCAAGACGGCCATTCAGGGAATCGGCATGGAAAAGTACAAGCAGATGCGTCGTGCCGTGATGGAGGACCCGTCCAAGGCTTCCGCCCTTCACCAGAAACTTATCGACCAACTTGCCGCCGTCGGAGACGAGGAAATGATGAAGCAGGCCGCTTCGGAACCCTATGTGCTTCCGGGGGTTGCGAGAGTTGGAGAGGGCTCTCGGCGTGTCGTTGTCATTACGCCGACCAAGGGCAAGGACAAGGAAACTAATTACACCGCACTTCAGTACGAGTACGAGGGAGACGACGAGTAATGGAATCTGGATACGACGACCAGTTTGGGGTCGGTCCTCAGGACATCCTTGGTCAGGCTGGCAAGGAGGGTTATTACTACCCAGAGAGGGCCATGGCCGCAAAACAGGCTGGCTACAACCCTCTCATGGAAGCGGCACCCTTGTTCGCCAGTAAGAAGCGTGCTGGGGGTCAGACCATGGGCGGAGGCGGCGGAAGCCAAAAGGCCCCAGAGGAGCCCTCCGTGTTCGCCCGAGATGCTGAATTCTATGCCAATGCCGTGGATGACGTAGGTGCGGCGGCGGCTCTTACTGGTTCCAAGACGGGCAGGAACGTGTTCCAGATGTACGAGTCGTTCGACTTTACGGACGGAGTTGACGAAAAGAACCCAGACAAGGTCAAGCGTGCCACCTTCAAGATTATCCCCAAAGGTAGCAGGCAGGTCTCAACCCCTCAGGGCGTCAGGGAACTACCAGTACATGCCTACGCCGCACGATACGGCGTGACCAATGTCCCATTCAAGGGGGGCGACGAGGCCGCAGACGCCTTCAGGGGCCTGATGTCCGACTCTCAGACCCTGTTCGGAAACCTTACCAAACTCGAGCAAATCTACAAAAAGAACGCACTCCTTACTGGATTCGGCTACAGCGAAGCCTCCTCTGAGGCTAGGGCACTCGAAGCCAGCATCGCCATGAACTTCATGAAGGTCATGAGCGGCACCCGTGGCATCGGAGGAAACACCTCCGACAGGGACTTGGCCATGGCCTTGTCCATGACGCCTCAGCGTGCGTCCAGTTGGTTCACTAGGTTCAAGGGTAACGAGACTGCCCTCATCAAGCAGGTGAGGACTATGGCTAAAGATAAACTCAGGAGTGCGGCTAACGCAAACGGTGTGGACTTCCTCATGGAAGACGAAGAGGGTGGAGACAGCCCTCAGCAACAAGTTTGGGAAAATAACAGCACCACTCTCGAGTAATGGAATCCGACCCCCTCCTCCCGCCCCAAGAAGACTACAACAAGACCGCCCAGTACGCAAACGCCATGCGTATGGCTGGCGGAAGGTTGAGCCTTCAGCCGACTTCGCCCAAGAAGGACGTGTTCGGCATCCCGCAGACCGCCGAAGAAGACAACTTGGCGGAGTGGTACGCCGCCAACCCCAACAAGGTCATCGACCTAAGCAGGTCCGACGCCAAGCAACACTGGGAGAAGTTGGTCAAGGGCATGCACAACAGGCATGTCAATTGGATGGAGCAAATCGCCGAGGTCGGCGGCGAAATCGCAAAAGTCCCCCTCACCTTCATGGAGGGATTGGTCGAAGAGAAAGGGAACCCTTTGACGATTGCCGCATCCGCCTCGGAAGGCGTCGTCCGCTCGGTGAGGGACCTTTACGGCATGATTGGCGAGTCGGAGAATCCTACGTCCCTTTTGTTCGGATTTAGGTCGGCCATCAGGGCCATCAAGAGCGGAAAGGTTTCACAGAACTGGGAAGAAGAAGCCCAGCAGTGGAACGAGACCCGCAAGTTCCTTTGGGATAGTTACAAGATTATGCAGGGCGACATGTCGGTGTACGAGACGCTTCCGTACGTCAACATGTCCGAGGCCACCGCCCAGAAACTCAGGTCGTTCTCCAACCCCAAGATTGCCCACGCAATCTCTTTCATTGGCCTAGAACTTCCTTCCCTGCTGACCGCACCCTTTACTGGCGGTGCTAGTGCAGGTTTGGCTATCGCCGCAGGTGCAACGAGTGCTGAGAGGCTGGCCTTTCAGGCCGCAAAGCAGTCTACCTACGCCAAGGTCATGGGCACCTTCACCGAGGCTGGCAAGAGGCTTGATGCCCTCGCCGCTGGTGCCGCCCTCAGGGCGACTGGTGCCGTCGCTACTGGCCTTTCAAAGGCCATCTCCATTCCTGCCAACATGGTGGAGAGCGTCATCGGAAAGAACATCGACGCCGTGGCCGCAAGAAGCGGCATGTCCTCTGCTCAGGCTAGGAACATGACCGCCACCGCCGCAGTAAACGGCATGGCCGACATCGGTGCTGGCGAAGTCAGGCAAACCGTTGGCTACCTTGGCTCTCTCGGCCTCAGGACCACGGCTGAAATCGCTGGAGAAATCGGAGAGCAAGCAAGCATGCTCGCAAGCGGCGTCGTCGCCGCCGAGCAGATTAATGGTTTGTCCGTGCTGGAGCGTGTCGCTGGCAACAAACTAATGAGCGGTTCCGCTCAGAACACCGCCAAGTTCTTGAACGTGGTAGTGGACCCGATGCTTCAGATGTCCACCGCCGCCCTGAAGCACGGCTACAAGGACGCCGCCTTCTTCGCAGGCCTTGGCTACATGAACGACAGGGAGCGTGGTGCCGTCGGTGGTGCCGCCATGGGCATGGTCTGGGGTGGCTACAGCGGTGCCGTAAGGCACATGTGGGGCAACATCAATGGCCTCGTCCAGCATGAGAGGTACATCAAGGACTTCGACGAGAAGTTCATGCCGAAACTCGAGCAGTTCAGCCCAGAGTTCGCTAATTTTGCTAGGCTTGTGTTCCTTGACGCAGACAAGGGCAAGTCTACCCGCATCTCCGCCAATGCTAGGTTCAACATCCAGCACCTTCACACCAGCCTAGACGCAAAGCAGAAGAAGCAGATTATCGCCACCGCCGCCCCCTTTGAGGAAGCGGCCAAGGTCCTAGCCGCCCGTGGCGTGGTGGACCCGATGAGGTACCTCGCTGACTCCGCAAGAGGTCAGTTCAATCTGGTCAAGGATGCCAGCGGTGAGTTCGTTCCCTTCATCTGGCTTAACCCCAAGAAGTACAGGCCTGCCGACTTCGGACACGAAGCCCTAGGCCACCTCATGATTTGGAACCTCAGCACGAGGGGACAGATTGGAACTCATCTTGCCGAGTTCTTCGGTACCAGCAAGGACGGCGGCGTCGAGGCTGACGCTAGGATGGCATACAGGGCCGCCATGCGTCACTCACTTGAGACCGCACTTGAAATGGGCGGTGCCAACACGAGGGATGGCTACCAGCAGATTGCCAACCAGATTTTCAATGGCGACAAGGATACCGTAGGTAGCGTGAAGTATTTCGAGGAAGCACTGAGGGAACTCCGTGCCAATCAGGTCGGCACTGGTGCTGGCTATGAGGCCTTCCACCAGACGATTGACGTCAACGGAGAGCAGGTCCCCAAGGTCTATTCCTTCGCCAGCCAGAAGCAAAAGCCCAACAACCTAGGCTACGGACAGGCCCCCCTAAGGTACATCTTTGAGGAGTTCGTCTCTGGACATGCCGAAAACATGTTCATTCACACCAACTTACAGGACTTGGTCCTGACGCCAGAGGAAAAGCCCCTCAGGATGTACTTTGAACGCAAGTACACCGAGCGTCTCGCTAGGATGCAGACCGAATTGGAACTTGCTGGCGTCATGGCAAAGCACGGAGGCCCCCTGACCAAGGATGGAACGCCCACCGTCCAAGCCATGGTTTACGACGACGGCGTCTACTACAGATGGCCAGAGATGGACAACCTGCTGAAGAACATGGTCCAAGCCGCTCGCAACACGAACGACGGTCCTGTCGGCAAGTTGTCTCCCGAGATGCAGTTGGCCATCGCCAAGAAGCATCGCAAGGAGTTCTTGTTCAACATGAGTGGCAATGGTGCCACCCTCAAGGGCGAGAAGGAGAGGAACGAGATGTCCTCCAATAACGCCAAGGGTGCGTTCGACGTCATCGACGCCCTCCCTGACAACCTTAAGCCCAAAATTACCGTCGACGAGCACGGCAACAGGACGGCTGACGTCTACACCATGAAGGACGAGGTCATCGACGCCTTCGTTGATGGCGGCTTCCTAGACCCAGAATCTGGCCGTGTTGCCAAGGTCTTCAGGGATACCTACATGCAGTATGAGTCCAGCGGATTCGCCACCAGCAACCTTGTCTACGCCATCAACATCGGCGACAGCCACCGCACGGTGTCTGGAAACATCTTCAGGCGTATCTTTGGCGACGACGTTCCTGCCACGAACAGGGTGTTCGTTCCATTTGAACTCAAGGTCTACTACAGGACCACAGACGGAAGCGGAAAGGGACTAAGGTCTCCTAGGGGCGGCTTCACCGCCACGGTCATGGACTACACTGCCGTTCACCGCAGGCAGATTAAGACTTGGTCCCGCCCAGACGTAAAAGCCCTCTGGACCAACCTAGGAGACTTCAATGCGGACTTCCACGCATACCTCCTTAACTTCCTCAGGGACCCGTCCTCCCGTGTGGATTCGGCCACCCTTTTCAGGACCAAGTTCGGTGCTGATGCAGAAAAGGTGAGGGACATCATGTATGAGACGTTCGGTGCCAGCAAGAGGAAGGACGAATCGTACATCAACCCGCCTCGTGAGGGTTACTTCAGTAGCCACGAGAATCCCAACTTCCCCATCCATTCCCTGAAGTTGGAGAACCTCGTAGGCGTCGAGAAACTCTCCGCCGCACCGTTCCCCTACCATAATGGCAGGTCCTATGAGCCTCTCAGGCGTAACTTGTCGACGGCTGGCTTTGAGGAAATCTCGGCCAACATGTTCGGCAACGGACAGGGCTACAGGGTAATCCGTGAACGTAACAGCGAGTCTAGCGGCTGGAAGGTGTTCAGCCCCTTTGGCGGACTGGTAGGCAGGTACGTAGACAAGGACAAGGCATTCAAGGCGGCACAAAAGCACCTCAGGAAGGACATGGACGCCGCCGACGTGCTGGCCCTTCCTACGGACGAGCAGTGGTCGCAGATGAACAGGCCCGAAAGGCTCAAGAGGATTCAAGAGGACAAACTTAACTACCACCAGTCCAAGATTCTGAAGGCTAGGGGCAACCTGTCCGTCGAAGGAGTGGCAGAGAATGGAGTCGGCATTACGCTTGAGCGTAACGGACCAGACGAATTCGTAAGGAAGATTACGGACACCCGCATGAGGGGCAACGGAATGGGCCTCATGGATTTCTACCCAGAATCCGAAAGGAAGAAGTTCAAGGCTTACGCACTGAGCAACGGGCTACCAGAAAGGTTCTTTGAAGGCATCAGGATTAGGGAAGACGACATGCCTCCCGATAGGAAGAAGGTCGACTTCGCAAACCTAGGTTCGCCGATGGAAGTAGAAGGTCAAATGTACGACATGCTTCCCGTCATAACTTTCGACAAGACCTTCTTTGATGGCTTGTCTAGGCAGAAGTCCGAAGAGGTATTCAGCAACCTGCTCGAATCGCACCTGAGCAAGATTGCACGTTCCTATCACGACGGGAACCTCCTTACTTCCTCTGTAACCAAGAGGGTCGATAGCCTTAACCTAGAGAACAGGCAGTTCCAGCAGGCCGTAGCGGAAGGCTGGAAGTTGCTTTCCGACCCTAGGCTCGAGGGCAAGGAACTTCCACAGACCTACAAGGCCGCATACGACGACGTGGTCGCTAGACATGAATGGTGCGAGGATTCCAAAGAGCCCAAGTGGGAGCAGATTAGGGACTCCAGCAACGACGCAGACATAAGGAACCTGCTTGGTGAAATCATCAAGTCCAAGTACAATCAAGATGCGTCAAATAAGGTAATCCAGACGCTGGACCGTGCATTCAACGGCCAGTGGTCTAGGAACAAGAATGTTGTCGAAGCCCTTAGGCAGTTGAACTTGGTCGACAAAGAAGGGGTGGCTGTGCCCATTCAGAACTCTGACGGCCTGTCCGTGTTCATCTCGGCCAACAAGGACTACTCCGTCCATGCAAAGGCTTTCGAGAAGTTCATGAACTCCCTCCCAGAGTCCCAGCGTGGAGATGTCAGTTTCGTGGCAAAGACTTATTTCAACCACGCACTCCATCAGGAGTACTCCGACCTTCAGTACCTTGCGAAAGGCATTGACCCGTCTGGCATGATGAAGGCTGGCCCGAATCCTAGGGCCAGTGCTGGTGGAACTAGGGTAATCCCAAGCATCAGCCCTATCGCCGAAAGTTCTAGGAGGGGTAACTTCATCTCCATCAGGTATGAAGGCGTCGGCCAAGGAGGCTCCAAGAGTTCCATCGCTACTGGAGAAGGAATCGTCTTTAACATCTCCGTAAGCAACAGACTCGCCGTAAGGGGCGGCACCGAGGCCCCGACTAACGTCATGGAGAATAGGGCGAAGCGTCTGGCTCCCCTGCCGCAGTTCTCCGCCCTGCCTAACACGATTGTAGACTACGTTACTGGTGCTAGGTTCGGGAAGTCCGAGTTGCCTAACATAGCAAAAGACCTTTCTTACACGCTCGTGTCCTCCGTGAGTGGTGCGGACGAGCACGTGGTCAAGGTATGGACTGAGTTCGCAAAGGACAACAACCCGCTGACCCTCGCACAGGGGCTCTTTGACATCGCCCTAGACTCTGGCAATCAAGCCTCGCTCGAAAGTGCTATTTCGTTCAGGAAACTTGCCTTGGCGGCTGACGAGAACTCCGCTCAGGCTAGGTTCAAGAGCAGGTATGGCACCCCTGAGAACATGGCCAAGCCTGCCTATCAGGCAGAACTCAAGAACGCTTCCACCGCTTATTGGCACGAAGCAGTCGCCGACCACAACACCATGGCCTCTGGGCTATGGGATGTCGGCGGAGATACTACGCTGATTGAACTTCATTACCAGCACGGCACCTCCTCTCAGTTCCACAGGCTGTTCGGCTACGATGCGGGGTCGCTCGCCAAGCGTGTCGAGGCAAGCCGTGCCCGTCAGAAGAAGTTCCATGACGCCTCAGAGCAGACATACAACAGGAGTTTCTCCATCGGCGGAGTAGATGCACTCAAGCCCAATAGGCGTGAGGAAGTAATCCGCACTGGCCTTGCCAAGGAAATAAGGTTCGGAAACAGGAGCATCTTAGCCTTCGAGTTCTCTGATGCCGACGCCTACCTAGACCTTGCGGCATCGCAGGGCAAGGCACACCTGCTTCCCTTTGCTGGCATGCCCGACGCAGAGCAGGCATTCTCCGACTACGCATTCGAGGTCAAGCGTAGGGCGGCTGACCCCAAGTCCGAGAAGTACATCCCTCGGCACAAGCAAATCGGCAAGGAGACGACGCTCGGCAAGGTGTTCGGGCATGAGTCCATGTACTACTACTACCCTGAGATGCGTGACGTCAGGGTCAAGTGGGTGGACGGCCATGGCGGTTCCGCCGTAACCCTTCCCAACGGAGAGCACATCATCGAACTCGGCGTCAGGTCTTTCGCCAACTCGGAACTGAACATGAAGAACGACCCAGAAGGTCTCATCTTCAGCGACCCACAGTCCGCTTCCGCCAAGCACATCGAGCAGAATCCCTTGGCGTCCATCGTCCTGCACGAAGCACAGCACGTGCTACAGTACATGGCCAACATGGACTCCGAGCACGGCCATTTCTTTAACCTGAACAAAGAGGTCGCCATCGGCCACTTCGCCAACCTGCTTGGCGTCAGGACGAACTTCGCCGACGCCGATGTTATCGGCAAGGCCATGAAGCAGAACTCCATCTGGTCCGACGCCGACATTACCGCAACCAAGGATGTCAACGCCTTGGCCAGCAGGATTGCATTGGCTAAGGACTCGCCCGTATTCAGGGAACTTAGCAGTAACGCAAAGCCGCTTCTCAAGACCGCCGTCCGCAACCTGTCCGCCTTCGTGGCCGCTGAGGTTGACGCAGGCAGGATGGATGAGGGCATTTCACGTAGGATGCTTGCATTGGACAGAGCACAGGAAGGCGTGGAAAGCGTTCATGACGCCCTGACCACCTACAAGGAGATGATGGCCGTCAGAGAGGAAATCAGGAGCAAGTACCCGAGTTACTCCGCCAACATGCACTTCGACGTGGATTTCAGGGCGGCTACCTCGGCCCTAGGTCTCGTCAGGAGCGTCGTCGCCATTGAAAAGGCTACGCCGCAACAGCGTAAGTTGCTCATCAGGCAGGCATTCGAGGACTTCGTAGACTTGGACTACATCATGACGCCGTCCGAAAGGATGGCTCGTGAGACCGAGAGCAGGCGTATGCTTACGCAGGAAGAGTTGTCCAAGAGCCCGAGGACCTTTACGGAAGACATCCTTCCTCAGGGCTCCGTGCTGGGCATCATTCAAAAGGCCATGGATTCGTCCACGGTGGAAACGACAAAAGGCCTCATGGAGAAGCAGACTGCTTCGTTTGATGCCTTTGATAAGGGCTATGTGAGTCCAGTAAGGACGGTCATGATGTCCATCGGTGGCATCGGCGAGTCCAAGGATTACGCAGATAACAACGCATTCACATTGCTCGGCAAGTTCGCCCTATCAAGGTTCCTGCTGGCCAAGTCCAACGCCGAATTCACCAACATCAGAAGGTTCCTTGTAAGCCAAAAGGGCTGGGAAGTCGTTGACGGCAAGATGACCCTCGTGACTGGAAACTATGTGGTCTCTGGGGATTTCAACGACGCCGTCGCTAGGTTGTCCAAGAAGTTCAGGCCTACCACCTTGCAGGAAGGCGTCAATCGCACGGCCTATCCTCTCTACAACGTCCAGAAAGAAAGCGGAACCTACACCATCGGAGAGATAGCCGAAATTGCTGGCATCAAGATTGAAAGCGAAGACATCCTCAGCCTTGGAAACTCCGTCATGGACAAGGTCGCTGGAGATGAATTTCCCCCCGTCTTCAAGGTAAGCGAAATCAAGGGGCTTCTCGGCGAATACAGCAAGGAGTCCGCAGACCTAGTGCTACTTGACAGTATCGTCGGCAGGCTAGACCAAGAAAAGGTCCTCACCAAGAACGACCTGCTTAACCTCATGGCGTACAACCACTCCGACTTGGAGATGTTGTACAACGTATCCGAAACCAACATCGGAACCAACAGGGCAAAGAACGTCGAGGGCAGGACGATTACCAAGGAGATGAAGATGAGGATTATTAAACTTTATCCTCAGTTGGCCAAGTCGGCTGTTAAGAACATCCTCTTCGTCAACAGGAACGGAAACAGGAGTCTTCCGTTTGCTGGAGGAAACAAGGAATACACTTACGGCAGGTTCAAGGTTTCTGGTGGCCACATTTCTTTCGAGGCCCCCATGTTTGAGGCCGCCGCAGAGGCTGGAATCCCTCTTGATGACATCAAGGCATTCAGGGAAAGGATTAGCAAAGGCGTAAACCAGAGAATCGTCGGACATGGCATGAACATGGACCCGCAAATCGCATCAGAACGTGCGGACGCCATGAATGAAAGGCTTTCTAGGCTGGCCGTGCTGATGGAGCCAGTCATGGAAAAGGCCTACGAGTCCATCATCGAGCAGAACAAGAAGGACCCGAATAAAGCCAAGGTACTTTGGATGGCCATGATGGAAGAGGTGGAAATCGCCGCACTCAGAATTTCCTACATGGACCAGTACTCTGGTAGCAGGGCGACCCAGACCGAGACTTACGGCATGGTTGGAGGATTCGACTCCACCATCAACGTAACCGAATCCACCATTCGTGGACTTGGAAGAATCTACGGAGAAACGTCGCATGCCGCAAGCATTAGGGAATCTGGAGGCTACAACCAAAGGCTTAGGCCCAATGTTCCTATCCCTGTGCAGGGATTCATGCCCTCGCTACACATGTTGCATGGCAATTTCCTGTTTGGAACCATTCCTCAGGAGGGATTGGCAAGGCGTGAGTTAGGCTTGGAGTTGAGTCCTGCCATGGCCATGAACAGGAAGGAAAGGACCATCCTCACTGCCGCAGAAGAATACAACGACTCGTCTCGCAACACAGGCAAGGGCTTGTCCGACTATCTTACTGGAAGTTTCCATGACTTGCAGGACCAGTTCAGGATTCAGCATAGCAACTGGTCAGAAGGCGATTTCGGCGGAATGATGGGGAGGATGCGTTCGTACGTTGAAATAGTTCAGAACAGGAAGGACAACGTCCGAGACATGAAGGAAAGGGTCACGAGGATGCACATGGGCCTTCAGGCTGGAGAAACCAGACAAAACATCCTTGAGAGTGAGTGGAACTCCCGTGAGGTCCTCGGGGAGGTCGATAGGCTCATGCAGGAAGGCCTTACGCAAGATGCGGCCTTTGAGGACATAATCGGGCGTCTTGACCGCAGGTATGAAATGGCCAAAGCCGAAGAAAAGGACATTAGTTCCGTCCTTGAAATGCAGTTGGACTCATTCGCCGCACATGCAAACGCATTTGGCGGAGTGGCTATCGACAAGAACGGGGTGTATAGGCTACCCAACAATACCGCACCCATCGAGGTGATGACGCCTCATAGGTTCGTCAACAACGCCTCAACCATCGTCGCAGGTGCCTCCCTGATAACCATCAAGGACAAGTCGTTCGTGGACTTGGACCTGTCCATCGCCGAGCCAGACCAGCCCACGTCGGCTATCTTCCCTGATGTCGGCTCCGAGCAGGGCCTGCCGCAGGAGGTTGCTAGGGCCATAAACACCACGGCACACTCCATCGAAGGCGTAGTCACTGGCCTGATTGGTTCCGCAGTGATGAACAATGACACCATGGTTCTGTCTCCCAATAGGCAAAACCCAGTGATGCTGTCCTATCTGGAAAGGCTTTCTCCCGATGGTCAGGAGGCCGCTGGATTGTCATCCGTCATGCCCAACAATGTCTGGATAGTCGTGGGCGGACAGATGTACGCAAGCCACAACATGTTCCTGTCGTATCATGACCTGATGGCCGAAGGAACTACAGACCTCATCCAGTTTGCCACGAGCAACCTGCGTGACCAGATAAACTCGGACTATCAGACGGGCGGCATCTTCAGCGGCTCTGAGATGACCAAGAACAAGTACCTGAGCGGTCCTAAACTCAATCACGGCGTCTTGGGCCTCATGCTTGCACCTTACGTGCTCGCTCATGATACGCTCGGATTCCCCGTCACTGAAGGTACTTCCGTCATGCACAAGCGTGGGGGCCTGATGACCGAGAAGTTCAGCGAACTGGTCGAAAGTGCCAAGACCGCTGACATGAGGGACCCAGCACAGAGGGCGGCGTTCAATCAGAAACTTACCGAATGGATTGCCAGCCAAGACTCTGGATACCTCCAAAGGCTTATTTACGAGTGCTCTGGTGCCAGCGTAGTCGACGGCGTGGTGCTTAGGATGAACATGCTCAACACCCACATCTTGGCGATGGAGCACCCAGAAAGAGCGGAAAGGCTGAACAAGGCCAACGAACTTGGTGCCATCCACGGATTCGACGACGCCTTCGGAGACAGCCAACTTTACACCAAGGACTCTCCGAGGGGCAAGAGTGCCGACGTCAACAAGTACATGCACGAGCGAATCAGGGCATCCGCCCTTGAGGTCGACATGTGGCGTGGCGTCTTCTTCGGACTCGCCGCCGCTAAGGAGATAGAGACTAGGTTGCCGAATAGGCATCCTTACTCCACCTCTGGCCGTGTCAGAAACAGGTCCCGTGAATACGTGGCAGACAGTGATTCCTTGGTTTACGCAAGGCCAATGCCTTCGTACAGGCGTCTTAAGGACAAGGGTTTTGACGTGGATTCAGTCGCCACCGAAACCTACATGCAGGAGGCTGGCTTTGGAAGTGCATTGGGAACGCAAAGGAGCAGGGCCTCAATCAGCCAAACGGACATTCGTAGTAAGATTAACATGGGGGTGAACAATAGGGTGAGCGTCATCTCTGGGCCCATCAGCCTGTACGACGCCATCGCAAAATACACCGACGAGGCAAGGACGGAGTACCTTCAAATTGATAACGACGGCATGGCGACGGGCATAAAGGACGCTTGGTACAAGCATACAGGGGAAGAACAAGGTGCAATCGCTCCTCATTTCGTCGGCAATGGCGAAAAGAGAAACGTTGTGTCGCTACAGACTAGGAAATACCCCATCGGTGCCGTAGCCAGAAGGAAACTCATGGTCAACAGGCTCGCCGCCGCCGCCGAGCAGATGGGCACCACGGAACTTTCCGTCCAGCCTGCAAGGTTTACGTCCACTAAGCGTGTCAGCAGTGCCTTCATCGGCGTCAGTTCCAAGGAAAAGAGGGCGGAAGCCTTCTATCTTCAGGACCCTGTTGCGATTGCTTTCAGCGGACAGTCGTTCGTCTCTTCCCGCACGTCCGAAAGAGACAGGCCCAGCCTAGGTTTCGCATGGAAGCGTCTCGAAGACGGACGCATCATGCTGAACATCTCACCCGATACCAACATAGGGGGCTATCTGGACGCCTCTCAGGGAACGGAATACATCACGGCTATGGGCATGTCCCACAGGCGTACGCTCGGATGGGATGTAGAGTCTGGCACCTTAATCCCCATGTCCCCGCTCTCTATCCTGAGGCGTTTCTACCATGAGAAGAGCAAGACCGACATAGGACGCCGTGCGGCTTCGTACATGGACTTCACCGACCCCGTCGTAAGGCTTCAGTACGAAGCGGGTGCCAAGGCCATAGTTAAGCGTGTCTATGGCGGCGTGAACACTAGGAAGATGTCTGCGAGTTACCTAGCAAAATACGGAAACAAGAACGATGCCGTCTTCGATGCATACCAGAGGATTATGCAGGACAGCGAAGTCATGGAGTTCCCAGAGTTCAAGAATGACGACGCAGAGGTGAGCAGGGTCGTCGCCATGGCCGAATTGAATTCCATGGCCAGCCCAGAAGATGGCTATGTCACCGTCATCCTGCCAGCAAACGCCACGCTGGAGGACATCCAAGCGGCGTTCTACACTCAGGTCACGCACAACAGCATACTCCTGAATGCGGTGGGGTACCTTAGGGCATGGCAGTCTGATGATTTCAAGAGGGGCTCTACCTCCGCATTGGCTGACGGAAGCCCCCATGTTCAAGGCTATCTGACGCCTAATGAACTGAGGAACGTCAGGTCCGCCGTGGATAACTTCCTCGCCATGAAGGTCGACAACAGGACGAACGCCACAAGCCGTTCGGACCTAGGATACCCTGTCCTTAGGGCGGAAGGCTCTGATGCAGGAAACCTCGTCCAGCACATGCAGAACTCCATCAACAGGTATGGCCTGCTCATGCCTAATGTCTTCGGAGATTTGGGCAAATTGCATGAAAGGCTGTCCACCTCTGAAGGCGGATACTTCATGCCAGATGTCGAACGTTCCATAGCACTCAACGGAGACAGGTCCGCCGTCATCGACCTTATCATGCCCAACTCCCCGCACCTTCAAAGGTACGCATGGGATGGCAAGAGCAAGGCCGACGTCAGCATCATCCGAAAGAGCGACAAGAGCGGCTATCTTGTAGGACACAACGTCGTCAGTGGCGTCGATGCCGCTGGAAACCCAGTAAAGACCAGAAAGGTCAATTCATTCAGGACCGAGGCAGAAGCCAAGGCCTATGCTGACAGGGTGGCTCAGGGCGGAATCGAAGCAGAGATTCCTTCCATACTTTTCAGGGAAGGTCAATTCAGGCTGGAGGATATGGACAAGCAGATGGCCCATTCTACCACCAGCGGAAAGGCCAACATCTACAACGGCTTGAGGTTTGCCGACGATTTCGTCAGCGAAGACTCAGCCACTTACAACGGCGAAGACAAACCAATCTTCACCGCCGATTCCGTCTATCACGTCGGCAACATCGACAAGACGTTCGCAACCCGTGCCGAAGCAAAGGCTGTTCAGGACATGCTACTCAGGACCGAAGCGGTCACTGGCACGGCACCTAGCAGGGAAAGAATCAACCTTTCCGTTGGCGACGTAGGTGTTTACGAGCACGACATCAGGCAGGGCCTACAGTTCGCCGTCGGCGGTTCCTACATCCAGTTCGCACCGAAGGTCCTCTCCGTCCTCAGGACTGGCTTGGTTCCGATGATGGAGAGGAACAAGTCTGGTGCCCTTAAAAAAGTAAAGAAGGCCGTCGACGTTGCGACTGGCAACGAGTGGTACGAGATGTTCATGGAGAATCAGGTGTCCAAGGCCGAAATGCGTGTCTTGGGATTGGCCGAGTTCCTCTACGACAATAAAGAGCACAAGATTTCCAAGGAAGAGGTGGCCAAGTTTATCTGGGCAATGTACCCGACGACTGGAAGGGTAAGCCATGAGCAGTCGACCACACCTTATGTGACCAACATCAACTCGCCTACCGTGGCCATCAGGTCCGCCGCAAGCAGGTTGCTGTCCGAACGCAACAGGCACCTCAAGGCAATCGAAGCCGCAATCGAAACCGCACCAGAAGACCAAAAGGGAGAGATGGTCGCATACCTCGCAAGCATCCGTAAGATGCACGACGACTCCCTCAAGGCGGCACTCGAACAGTTCTACGAAAAGGACAGGGCTGAGAAAATCGGCTCACGCCCCGACCTTCTCGAGAACGCTTCAGACCCTCGCCACTTACAGCCAAGCGGAAAGTTCCAAGCCATTTCGGATGTGGAAGCGAACTTCAGGGCGTTCGACGCAATCACGGAGCCTGTCATGGCCACCTACAGGCACCTGTTCAATGACGCCTTCGCTAGGGCTAGGCTCGAGGCTTCGGCTAGGGTGGCAGGATTCGACCTAGCCATCGCAGACTTCAGGAGTTCTGACACCACGCTCAACGACATCTCGAACTGGGGTCTCTCGCTCAAGGCTACCACGGCTGAAAGGCCTGCCGAATCGCCTAGGCGTGTGACCCTCGCTGGCGTGGAGAACCAGATTATCAGCGGCGATTCTAATAGGTACGGCTTGTCCACAATTGACACCGTTCCCGACTACGCAGGCTACACCAGCGGAATCGGCTCCTACAGATGGGACACTCTCTACACCGACCTTGAGACCCAGAAGGGCAATGCGTACGTGAGTAGCCTGATGGCCCTAGCAGAAGCAGAGGTTGACCCCGTCAGGAAGGAATCACTCCTCAGGCAGCACAAGTCGGCCAAGAGAATCATGTCCGTGAGGCAGTTGGCAAAGGAAGCCACCCGCAACAGCGGCCACAAGAGCACGCCGTCTGGAACAATGCAACTAGGACACGCTCGACATAGCGACGTCATCGTCACGGCATACCATCGTGCCAACGCACCGATTGCTGAGGTGGCCAGTTCGCTTCAACTCAGCCGTGATAGCATCGCCGTCCTTGGCATCGAGGAACTCCAGTCTGACCCTTATCAGGGCTCTACGTTCGGTCCCAAGAAGGATGCCATGCTTGGCTCGACGTTCGAGGAAGCGGCATCCACGTCGCTTGTCTCTGAGTTCAAGCAGACCGAGCGTCTCATTCAAGAAAAGGAGGCCGCAAAAGAAAACGTCTCTGCTCCGCTTGCCTACATAAACCATTCGACCAAGTCGAAGCACAGGGATGCACTCTATGAGGCAATCGCACAGCATCATTGGGACAATAGCACGGCCTTGTTCAGGTACCTGATTACTCAGGATTACCTCAACAGCAACAAGGACACCAGCGTCACTTTCAACCACGAAATCAAGCACAAGATTTCCAAGGAGGCCCAGAAGCAGTACGGCCTCAAGGAAGATTACGTTCCAGAGGTCGTGTTCGGCGAGAATTACGACGGTAGCGTCCATAACTTGGTCTGGGATGCCATCTATCAGGACATGTCCCGAAACATGATGGCACTTGAAGGCGACGCCTACTCGATGATGTACGGATTCGGTAACAATGAAATCCTCGGCCTTGCTGGCATCTCATCTAGGAACCTGAACAGGTACACGTCCAATACGAACGTACATTCTCTCGGAACCTACATCGCTACCTTCGGATTGCAGTTCAACAAGGAGTTCATGGCTAGGCTCGACGAACTGGGTCAGTATTACGAACTGGATTTTGACGAAATGAGAAGGCCTCCAGTGGACTTCGACAAAGTGGCCCTTGATAGCGTCCTCGATTTCAAGCGTAGGGTGGAGAGGGCAGTGCCAGAGATGTTCTCGGAAGGCCATTCATTCAGGCAGGACGTTTCTCTGTTCAATAACTGGCAACGCACCACCCTCAGGGCATTGGCCTATCTGGAGCGTGCGTACTACATGGAAGGTTCTCAAATCGTCGATTACAAGAACAAGCGTGGCGGCTTGCACACGGAAAAGGGCAACTACCAATCCGCCGAACCAGAAGTAATGATGAAGACGAAACAGCCAGTCATTCTCACTCCTATCAAACTCGACAGTTTTGCTTCCGAAGCCTCTGGCCTTACCGCTGGAAGGGTCAGGCCTGCCGATGCTTATAAGAATGCACGGAGGATTGCACGTAAGATTGGATTCAGGGGATTCAAGTACCTTGAGATGACGCCTGCACAGCAGGTGGCCTTCGACTTCAGGACACGTGCCGCAATCCTAGGAATGGAGCCGCTCGCCTACATCGACATGATTGACAGGAGCCTACAGCCGCCGAATGAAAACACTCCGTCCTTTACGGTCACCAAGGAAAGGGCTGACGTCCTGAGGAAGGCGATTGCCGACCCCAACAAGATTACGCTCCAAGACATGGACATTCTTGGCGACGGCGTGTTCAAGATTATCAGGGGCGTGGACGTCGACTTGGACTCTTCAACTAGCACCCCGATGGAGAGAAACAGGATTTCCGCACCTAGCCACGCAAAGACGATGCTGGGCAGGATTTTCGAGAACAACGCTCCTGTCATCGTCTCCACCTACCTAGGCCACACGCCAGACCCTGAACTTGATGGCCTCAAGACTAGGTACAATGAACTCAAGGCCAAACTCGGCCCCTTGGCTGATGGGGAGTTTGATTACCCTGACACCATCCCCCTCGGCGAGGACAATGCTTACCGTGGGGTCATGACGAATTGGTATGCCATGAGGGCATTGCAGTCCAGAAAGGACGCCCTTGTCGTCATGGACGCACGCCATCACAGGTCACGTTACTCCTCCAACAGCAACATAGTCACGCTATTCAATCTCGGCGGAGGCATCATCGCCCCCATGAACACGAGTAGCATGAAGAAGCGTCATCTGCTTGCGGCAGGATACGTCTTACAGGAAGCAAAGAAGCAGAAGACACACGGTGGCTTTATCGAAGCCCTGCATGCTGGCCAGTTCCCTGATGCCTTCTTGGCTGGTCAGGCTACCATGGAATGGAATGGCACGAACCAGAACCTGAAGACGCACATGGGACTGGCGGCCAATGAAATCATCGCCCAGTTGCCAGAAATTACCAGAGACAGCAACGGCGGCATAAAGAACACCATTGATGCCGTCATGGACATGGTGCTTATCGGGGACAACAAGTACGGAAGCGACGAACTTAGGACGCTCAACAAATTAATCACCGAAATCCGTGGTGGCCGCATGACCAAGGAAAGGGCCATCAAGGCCATCGAGGGGATGACCGACGGCAAGGACATCGCCAAGCGTATCTTCACTCATTTCGAGAAGCCTCAGGGCGTCATCATGAACGTGCCTATCGGACGCACCCATGGCTATGCTTCCAACTACGGTGCCCCCCTGTGGCACAACAAGTTGTACTACTCGGGCATGCAGGACGCCCTCATCAATCAGGTCTCCCATGACGCCTTCGAGATTCCCGACGTCAGCATGAGGGACGGCAAGTATGTCGTGACGGACAAGAAGACTGGCAAGGTGCTGGCCGAGAACATCGCCTCGTTTGACGAAGCACAAGAACGTGCGGCCCAGAGTGCCAAATACCTCGGCTCGGTTCCCATCGTGTCCAACTTCCTCAAGACGTTCGGCAAGATGGGAGGATACGCCATGGAAGGCTTCATGATGGCCACCAACAAGAACGAGTCTCAGGCCTTCCAAGTGGCCAATGACACCATGAAGCAAGATGTCCAAGCCCCGTATCTGGGAATGGGAAAGAATGCTGGCGTCGCAGGCTCGGCGGGCATGGCCCAAAAGTTCGGCAGTTCGTTCGGAACCATGCAGATGCAACCTGCTGGCACTTTGCCGCTGGAGAAGACTAACCTCATGAACAGGCAGGAGGCCAGACATGGCATCTTCGGCCCTGACATGGGAGAAGACCCGACCAACAACGCACTGGAGCATGCCACCGCACTGCACGCAATGGGCGTAAGGGCTGGAGCCAGCCCCGAGCAGATTGCCGCAGGCATGCACAGGCTGGCAGGCTTCACTGGCCCCATGCTAGTCATCAGGCCCAAGTTCCCGACGGCCAACCACATGGCAGAAGCCAAGAAGGCCATCGTCCAAGGCATTCCGTTCATGTCCGTAAGGGGAGTGGATACGCCCCAGACCATGACCAAGGAAGCCATCAACATGTACAAATGGTACGCAAAGGGTGCCAAGAACCAGAATCAGTATGAACCCAGAACCCAACTTAACTAAGACGCTTGAGGAACTGAAGGACGGAGGATGGATTGTCGCCGTCCTTGGTGCCCTCGGTGCCCTCTGCCGATTGCTCATCAGCGACGAGTCATACCCATTGCTAATTTGGGTCCGACGAATCGCCGCAGGCGGCATCCTTGGCGTAGTCAGTTACTTTGCCTTACATGGACTAGTCGAGCCAATCTACGAGGCATGCACCCATTGCATAATCGGTGCCTTCTCGCAGGAGATGCTCAAACTATTGCAGGACAGGGTAAAGAAACTGAAGGCATGAAGTACTTTATCGTACTATTGCTGTGCGGGTGTGCCGCAACGCCGCCGCCTGCCCCCGTCGTAGTCCAGAAGGACAACGGCAGGGACGCCTACGTCGATAAACTCGAGCACGAGGCCAGTGAAGGAGCCGCCGCCGTTTCCGTGGCCAAGAAGCATGTCGAAGGCAAGGGCAAGCCACTGCTGGACCTGACCGAGACTAGGCTGACTGGAATCAAGAAGCCCACAGCCGAGCAGGTCAATAAGTTCGAGGCCACGCTGGCCAACACCAAGGCATTGGAGACGGAGCAAGCCAAGGCCAAGAAAGTCGACGAGGACACGACCAGAATGGCCAACCGCATCGCCGAAATCGACAAGGAGAACAACGAACTCAAGGAAAGCCTGAAGGCCATGGCCAAGCAGAAGGATTGGGACAAGGTCGTAGAGAAGTTCCTGCTCATGGCCATGGTGTTCGGATTCGCTGGTGCGGCGTTTATCGTGGCCAACACTTTCATCGGCAAGGGACTCAAGGCAGGGGTCACCATGTTCATTCTATCGTCTGTATGTGCGGCGACACCGTTCGTACTACAGGACATGATTGAGTCTTGGTGGTTCAAGTGGGCATTCGGATTGTGCGTGGTGCTCGGCATGGCATACGGCATGTATGCTGGCCTGCACACACACAAGGAGGTCAGATGCCGCTTGCGTCCGAAAGACGAGCCAGCACAGTAATCTGCGTGTTGGCTGTCGTGGCCTTCATGTATGTGTCGTAAGGTGGCCAAGCCTTAATGGACCGTCTATCGGTCCGCCTTATACGGGCACAAAAAAGGGACCCGAAGGTCCCTGTGTTAATAGCGTCAGGCGTTATTAACGTTAGTTGTTGAGGGCCTTGAAGACGAACGAGATTTGGTCGAGCGTCTCCTTGGGCACCTGAACGAACTGCGGCTTCACGGCCTTCACCTTGGCGACCTTCTCGGGCTTCTGGCCCGTAGGGGTCAGATGCGAGACGGCCAGAGGCGAGGCACCGTTTTCCCGACAGAACTTCCTGAAGGCGACCTCACGGATGAGGGCGGCACGGAGGAGGTCCGAGCGGGTGATGCCGTCTTGCAGGCACTGTTCCTCGACGAGGCGGACAATGTCCTTGGAAACCGCACAGGTCACGTTGACGTGCCCGACGAGTTTCTTCAGTTCTTTGTCGTGCCTCGGACGCTTGACCTTGCGGTCAGGGTGCTTGAGGCCCTTCTGCTTGGGCCAGTAGGCCTTCTGCTGGGTGATGCCTTCAGCGTTGGGCTGAGGCGTGTTGTTTTCTGGTGTGCTCACGTGTGTGCGTATGCTGGGTGGAAAGGTTTGGCCCTACTAGGAATCGAACCTAGATTAAGCGTTTAGGAAACGCCTGTCCTATCCGTTGAACGATAAGGCCAAAGTGGATTAGAACGGTACGTCGTCGCTGGAGACGTCGGGCTTGGCCGAGCCACGGACGTCACGGATGGCGTCGAGGGCGGCACGGAGTGCGAGGTCCACGTCAGGGATGGGCTTGCCGTTGTAGGACTTCGGTTGCCATTCCTTGATGTACCAGTCGAGCGAGTTCTTGGGCAGTTGACCAAGGGTCTGGCCCTTGTTCTTGCCGAAGTGCAGGACGGTGTTCAGGGCATCGAGGATGCTCGGGTCGTCATTGACAACAGGCTCGGGCTTGGGCTCGGCCTTCGGCTTGGAGACGGGCTTGGGAGCCTCGACCTTGGGCAGTTGGACGAGTTTGGGAGCGGCGACGGTGCGGACTTCCCTGTCGGCTTCTGCGTCGTCATCCGAGGTGGCCAGATTTGCCACGGACGCTATGGCGTACCTCCTCAAATAGGAGATAAGCGAACCGACGTCCTGACCCTTCACGCCTTCGGCGACGGGCATGAGGATGGTTCTGGAGAAGTAACCGCCAGACTCATGGATGACCATGGTCTCGACTCCGACTTCGCCACGATTGACGCTGTTCGACACAGGGAACTGCACGATGGCGAGTCCGTACTGGGCGAAGATTGCCTTGGTGGCCGAAATATGGGCCCCGAGGGTGGCGTAGGCGTTCTTATGGAACGGATTGGTGGCGTCTGCTACGACGTCACGGGTGCGGCTGACCGCCTCGGCGTAGGCCTTGGCGAATTCTGGCGTGATGTTGGTGCTCATTTGGTTTGGGTGGTGATGGTGAAAGACTGGCTGTCGTTGTTGACGTGGTTGATGAGGATGAGCCTCATGTAGTCTGCTCTGGAGATGCCGATTTTCTCGGCGGTTTCGGAGAGACGCTTGGCATGCTCAGGAGGGACCTTGACCCAGAGGAGTCTGGGACGGGTTCTCATGGCGAGCCGCTCTTCTTCCGACGGGCGGGTTTTATCTTTGGTCATTGTTGGTGGTGGTGAAAAGTTCCTTGAGGTACTTGGTCATCTCAGGGCCACGGACCTTCGGGTTTTTCCACGAGATGTAGTTCAGTCCAGTGTAGTTGGACTGCCACTTGTGGCCGTAGATTTTCATGGCGTTGGAGAGCGAGCCCCAAGAGGTGTACCCAGCCTTGTACAGTTCATTGCAGAGCCTGTAGAGGTTGTCATCATTGGCGATGACATGGGCGGTCCAGTAGGTTTCGTAGTTGGCCCAGCCGTTGTAAGGCTTGTCGGGCTCGGATGGCTTGGTGATGTTTTTTGGTGAGTCCATGTATGTGTGTGCGTGGAAATTGGTGGGGGCCTTTCTCCCCCGATGGATTACTTGGCCTTGGCTTCGAGAGCCTCGACCTTGGCCGTCAGTTCTTCCAGACGCTGGATGACAGCGTTGTGGAGGTGGATGACAGCAGAGGCCTTGCTCAGGTCGAGGTCGCTGAACTTGATGCCGAGTCCCTTGATGACGGGGTCGGTGAGGTTCTGCTTCTCGGCCTTGATGACAGCGATTTCCTTTTCGAGGTCCTCGATGCGAGCATTGACGGCGTTGATGTTGATTTCGCTCATGCGTGTGTTGGTTGGTTGTTGTCGGTTATTCCCTGCATAACAGGGACGAGATAGAGAGAAGAATAGGTTTTGTAGGTCGTTGCAACTACTTTTTGTAGTTTTTTGCAGGTTCTTGCGGCTTCCACTTGTTTCTGGCGTACAACGACTTCCACATTTCCTGAATCCTCAGTTGCTCGCTGGTCAGCACTTTTTGTTCGGCTGGCGTCAGCAGTTTGAGGCTGGGCTTCAGTATCTCGGGTCTACGCTTTTGGCTCATTGAGAAGTTTGGTCAGCCGCTCGACCTCGGCCTTCAGGCGGGCGTTCTCGGCAATAGTATCATCGAACAATGCTCGGTTGAACTGTGCGTGTAGTTCACTCACATCGACACGGAGGCTTGCCAGACGATACCGCTCGGCTTCGGCCTTGAGTTCGGCGTAG